GACCACTAACAGAGAACAGGTGGCGCGTTATGACGCTATGAACGCTGTACTGGCTATGGCGGGGAAGGGATGAAAGACCTTATACCCCTCACCATCGGCGCAATACTCGGAGGAACGGTAAGCACCTTCGCTCAGAGCTATATCGACCCGTTTAACGTGACGGACTGCAAGGAGTATGCGAAAAAGCAGGTGGGGGCTGGAGCCCTCTCGGACCACGAGACGCTATTGAGCCGACCCGATTATCTGCGACACTACCAATACTGCCTGCAACTGGATGCAGGCAATAACTCAGGAGAAACCAATGAAGGTAATCAATAGCACGCAGGACCCGATTCTCGACACACTCTACGAGACCCACAAGTCAATCCCCTACGGCTTGATTGTTGAAGGCTCGTGGACGCCGCCGACCAAGGACTTCCGCATCCCGTGGACCGACGGGCTGATAGACCAGATGGCGGACGTCCCCCAGAACGGATACTGCTACCTCGACATCGAGGGCAGCTTGGACCCCGACCACACTGACGTCAATCTGGACCTTGCACACCCCAACGCGAACCCCGCTACATCTGCCACCATCCGCCGAGACTTCTTGGAAGCGGCTCGTGCAGCTCGCCCCGACGTCCACTTCGGCGTGTACGGCATCCCCTTCTCTGCAAAGAACTTCAATACTGAATGGGAAGAGATGACCCGTCGGGACGCCCTGTGCTCCGACCACATCAGCGGGCTTGTCGACTTCATGCACATCGACTGCTATCCGGTCACCGCGCCGAATCAGGAAGAGTGGAGGAAGCGCATCCGAATCCAGTACGGACTGGCACTGTCGTACTATCCTGACATTCCCATTCACGCCGGCTACTACCGCGGCTCGGGCGACGACGAGGTCACCATCGACCGAATGATGGAGGACGCCCTGTGGCTGCGCCAGCTGGGCTTCGACGGATACATCTACTGGGACAAGGCGGCTGTAACCTCGGTCGGTCAGGACACCAAGGATGCCTTGGCTGTCATCAACGGATGGAACGCCGTACCGTGAAGTGGAGCGAGCCCCGCATATTGCACCCGCTGTTTTTCGACACAGAAGACTGGGAGGCACCAACCTCCGCGAAAGAGCTCTTCGTGGCGGAGTGTGATGTGCGGCTGGCTTGCGACATTAACCGGCTTTTTCATAGCCGCCTTCCGGAGATTCACTGGTCGAACGTAACCCGCAATAAGCACTACCGGACCTATCTCGCTGAGCACTGCGGCTACATCTACGCCACGGGCATCTGGAGCTCCCCTGTCGCCGCTAATCGTTTCAAGGATGGCGACACCATACTGGAGCTCCGCCGGCTGGCTATAGCGCCTGACGCGCCCAAGAACACGGCGTCTCGAATACTCTCCGTCATGGTCAAGGACATCCGGCGCAACCTGCCCCAGATAACCAGAGCTATCAGCTATCAGGACACCGAGTTCCACACCGGCACTATCTATAGGGCTGCCGGCTGGCACGTAGGACAGAAGCGCGATTCCGTGCAGCGCTGGGACGAGACCAGAAAGCGGTCTGCGCCACAGGCTGACACAAAGAAGGTTCGCTGGGAGTTGGCACTATGAAAACACTGACGCTGCCTCACGGGCTGGTCATCAATGAGTTCAAGCCCATGTCACCGGCGAACGCCGCAGGCGGGCAGGCGCAAAATCTCTTCATCCTTCACCGCATTGTTAGCGGCAACATCTCGGGCAAGGGGCTGGTTGTCAACGCTCCAGCTAGAATAACTCTGCAAACCCAGCCGCCTGAGTCGCCCGCTCCAGACGAAGCTCGTTGAGCTTGTCAATCTCCTTCCGCTTCTGGGCAGCCGTCATGCTGCGGTCGTTCATTACCTGCTGAATCTTCTTGTTGATTTTCGAGATATCGCGCTTCATGTCGTTGAGGGCGCGGCGAGCACCGAGCTTCGCTTTCGCCCCTTCCTCTGCCAGCAGCTCCTGAGCCTTCTCCCCCTGCATCGTCTTCTTGTAGTGCTCAATGCTGTTGTACAACGCATCGACCTCATTCGACATCTCGTACATCTCGCTGACCCAGCGATTCGTTCTAGGGTTCTGTGAGCGCCAGAAGCGGGCGAGGACAGGGAAGTCCCTAATATCCTTCTCAGGCTTCGCAGGAGCGTCTGTGACGGCTCTGGTCATCGCGTCGGCTACCTTGAGGACGTACATACCCGTCTGGCTCGTATACCCCCTTACAGCGGCTTCCAGACGCATTGGTGACCGCAACCATGCTGGGGCGGCATCAGGCATGGCGTCTGCCAGCGCAATGGCGGTCTCGCTGGTGAAGGCGTTGTACTGCTCCTCCTCCTGCCGGCGCTGTTCCGCATAACCCACCAAGGGGTTGCCGGTGAAGAAGCTCTTGTTCATGTACTGCTCGGCAATCGGGCGGACCAGCTGGGGCACAGGATTAAAGGCGAACGTCTCTGAGAACATTGCGCCAATCCGCTCTGCGAACAGCTTCATGTCGTCCTGACCGGTCATGGTCCGGTACATCCGCTCGGGCACGGTGCCGAACAGGGCGCCCACCTCGAACGGCTTCGGCAGCCGGTAGTGCTCATCGCCAATGAAGAAGTGCCAGTACGTGTCCTTGTCCCAGTCGGGCAGGTTCTGGTAGCGCTCCTCGTCTTCATTGTGGTATGCGAGAGCCAGAGAGGCTGCCACATACACAAAGCCCTTCATCGCCACGCCCATAAAGTTGATGTCGCCCTGCTGCCTGACACCGCGCTGCAATCGGTCGAGACCCTGAATGCGAGCGTTCAGGAACGGCACCACAGCGACCAGCGTCATCATGGCGCCATAGTCGCCCTGTCGGGTGAAGTTCAGAACGTCTCGTGCCTGATAGGCGGCTTCTGCTACGGTGCCACCTTTCTCCAGCACCCGCCGATATACGGCGATGCGGTTGGCTTGCTCCGACGCCGAACCAATCTTGCGGTATGCCTCGAGCAGCGACAGCGAGCCCTTCACCGGCGCCCCGATAATGGTCTTCATAAACGGCTCGACCTTCGCCTTGGGCATCTTCTTCGCCAGCAGCTTACGCACGCCACGCGGGTTCATGTCGTAGTGACCACCACCGCCCGCGCCAGCCATCATCAGGGCGAGCATATCCTCGTCCTCTTTCATGGCTTCGGCAAAACCGCCGAGCGTACCCTGCGCCGGCAGCTTGCCCATGTCCGTCTGAATGTAGTTCGACAGGGTGTCGCGCAGGAAGTTGGCAATCATAAAGCTGGGCTCAATGGTCACCGCCCCTGTCAGGAGGCGCTTGCCGCCGACGAACCACTTCATCACACCGGTGAACTGCTGTGGACCCATGCCCTGCAGCGTGCGCAACATCAGCGGGTCGTTCACTTCGTAATACTGCGGCTTGCCATCGACAAGCACGCTGACGATGTTTTTGCCTACCGGCTTCACGCGGCGGAACAGGGTGACCCAGTATTCCTTCTGGTCTGCCCCCATCTCGCGGACCATGGACAGCGCAACCTTCGCGTCTGTCACCTTGCGACCGCTCTTATCGTGAAGCATTCCTGCCGCCATCATGCCGCGGGCAATCTGGTCATCCGACACCTTCAGCGCCTGCACCGCCATCGGCACCTTGGTCATCACCGAGCCTTCCGCTAGGTCGACCACGCGCTGCATGGCGGTGTTGCGATAGCTGGCATCGACCAGATACGCGACGTTGGTAATCATGTTCTCAAAGATGTTGCCGAGCGGTTTCTCGCTGCCCCATAGGCGCTTCTGGTTGGCGTTGACATCCGACACGCCGGCTCGGGTGCCGGCTGCCTTGGGTCCTTGCACTTCGCCAGCCGCCTCTTCCACCGCACGATAGAACGGGACGTAGTCGTTCTTCGCCCACTCCTTCGCAGCCTCTGAGTCGAGGACGCCTGCCTGCGCCGCCATCTGCAGCACCTGACGGTTGAACCTCCGCCACTCATCAAACACACTCTCGAACAGCAGGGTGCCGTCATCGAGCTTGTACTTCTGCGCGTTAGCCAGAGCGCGGTCGATGTCCTTCTGGGTAAACAGTTTCTCGCGGCTGGTGCCGTCTTTGTTCTTCTGCTTAATCAGCTGGTTGGCGCGGCGGGCTGCTGCGTAAAGCTCCCACTCCGCCATCAGGTTGCCCCACTGACTCTCGGTCAGCTGACTGAAGATTTCAGCAATGCCTTTCCTGCCACGAACCATCTGGAACGAGCCGTCCTTATAGACCGGCACACCCTTCAGCATAATGGCAGCCATCACGCCGTTCAGGTTCTTCGTGGCGGCGATGGCTTTATACGGACTGATGGAGGCGTCCAGCAGGTTGCCGTCCATCGACTGACCGCGCTCCCAAGCCTCCCAGCTGGCGGCGCTGTCGATAATGCCCTGACGCACGCCCAGCAGATTGAACGCGCCAAGGCGGTTCACATACTCGCGGATGCGGTCCAGAGCTGTCAGGTCCTCCTGCGGTGTCGCCATCAGGCGCTTTAGCATGGACTCAATCTCTGGGTCCGCGCTCGGACGAGAGTACACCTTGTCGCCACGATAGCCTACGCTCGGGCTGATTGCGCTCGACAGCTGCGACTCTTCAAACACGCGCCACTCTTCCATCACCGGCTCGCCCGACGCTCCGCGGAAACTGGTCTTGCCAAACTGCTCTGTCATCTCCTTCTGGGCAATGTCGCGCACCGCAACCATTTTGCTCGGCTCGCTAACCGTTGTTGGTGTCGACAGCAGCCTCACTCCGTCAAAGCCCAGCTCCTTCAGTGCCGCCACAACGACCGGCATATTGATAATGCTAAAGCCATACGACTGGTTGCTAATCAAGTCATCGCCACGCTCACCCAACGACCTCCAGTTAAGGGCAGCCATCACCTGACGCGCCACCTTCTTACTGTCAGCCTGCTTGGTCACCGCGGCGATAAAGCTGTCCTTGTTGTAGAACATCCGCTTAGTGAGGACCAGCGGCTTCGTGACACGCGCATACCATGCGCCGGTGCGGTGATTCCCCACCGAGTGTGAAGGGTTGAACGGGTTGGGCATATCCTGCACCGCATAGGTTGCCGCTGCAGTGGGGCTGTCGGTCAGGCTGATGCCTGCGCCGTCCTCGCCCCTACCAAGACCCTCGAGACCGGATGCGCCGCGATACAGCCGGATTGGCGTGCCGCCATCGCTGACCGCCTTGGAGCCCTTGAACCACTTCTTGAAGTTCGGGTTGTCCTCCCAGAACATCGAGTAGGCTTCCTTGTAGCTCGGGCGTGAATACATGGAGTCGTACATCTTCGGCAGCTCCATGGGAGCGCGAGGCTCGCTGCGAGGGTCCACGTACTGCGAGTTGGTTGTAAACCCGTCTCCGACGCCCTCCATGCTTGAGCCACGAGCCATCTCTGTACCGTCAAGTCTGTAAGCAATATAGCCCTGCGTGGTGGGGTCTTCGACGATGTAGCCGTGAGTTGTGCCGGAGCGGTCCACTACCCAGTGATGCCCGCGCCCCATGCCGGAGCTTTCGGCAATGTGGTTGGTGCTGATGGGGACGCCGCTGCGACCCTCCTGACGAAGGCGCTTCAGACGAGCCGCATCATCCTGCTGCTGCTGCTTCGAGGCACGGACCTGCTCCATCCATGCGGCATCCTCCGCTGGGTCGCCGGTCGCATTGTCGTTGCCCCAACCACTGATAACGCCGCGGCTGTACCGCATCGGCTTCTGGTAGTTGTCGAGCTCTTCACCGTAGTAGCCCTTGCCCGCATCGTCGATGCGCATAATCTGGCTTGAGTCGAACGGGCGGACCTCATGGAACAGACCCGTCGCATCGCCGTGCGAGCGCCAACCGCCTTGGTCGTGATAAACCGCGCCGTCATAACCAAGAATCTGCGCCGCCTTGGCGACCAGCTCGGAATCAAAAATAAACACCGCGACATAAGGACTGGGCGGGAGTGCGACAAAGGGCTTGTCGCTGACACCCCTATGCACCAGCAGACGCGCTCGGCGTTTCTCAGCGACCGTCGGCTCCGCTGGGCTGAGCTTAATCATTACGTCGGTCCAGTAGTCAGCTATCTCGCGCAGATACTGTTTATAAAATTTCCTTTCTATCCTGCGAGCAACAACCCTGTCCGAGCCCAGCTCCTCGCCCGACGCCAAAGCCGCCTCTAGGTCATCTAGCCCTACGTGCCGGCGAACCGGTATCGGCACCGCGGAGATGTCCTCTTCAGTTGGCGCAAAGGGGTTCTGGACGTTGACCGCATAGGCACCTATTTTCGGGTCACGGTCCCCGCGCCACTCTTGCAGGTACGTCGCTATATCGTTCTCGGCATACTGTGTCGCCGTACCGAAGCCAGAGGTAAACGTCTTCACCCCCAGAGAGTTGGGGTTGTTCGAGCCGCCCTTGGAGCCCCGATACAAAACAATCGGTCTTCCGTAGCCGTCTGCAATCTTTGAGCCTTCAAACCACTGCATAAAAGAAGGGCTCTCGGTCAGCTCATCACGAGAATACTCTGCGTCCGCAATCGCCGTCTCGGGGGCATCAAAATCGTAGTAGTTCTGTTTGCTGTAGTTGCGGCTGCGGACCAGCGACTTGTAGTAGCTCCGGAACTCCGGATACGGCGCCGGACCACTCTTCGCCTCATCCACCTTGGCAATATAGTCCTTGAAGTACGGCAGGTTGGGCGGAGCAATTCCTTCGCGTGCCAGAATCCAGCTGGCTAGCGCGGTCGACGTCTTGCCAACGCCGTCCGCATAGATGTGCCCGTCATGGTCCATGGTCCACTTCAGGTAAGCCGCGGTGTCGACTGGGTCAACCTCTGGGTCGTCCATCATCGTCAACACCGTGCCGGCGAGCGTGGCACGAATCTGCGGAATCTCGTCCACCCCTGCGTAGCGATACTCCGCCTTGCCCTCTGACTCGCGCAACAGGTGACCGTCCTTCAGGATGCCTCTACTGACCTCTGCGGCAATCTCATCGAAATACGCCAGCAGCTCATCCGGTCCGGTGAACTGTTTGTCGCGGTCGCTCCACAGCTTGCGCAGCACCCGCTTCATATTGGCGTCCGCCAACTTGGCTGCCTTGTCGCCCTTCATGCGAACCAGCGCACGGAACTTGCCCTTCTGACCTGTCGCGTCCACCTTGCCGGCGAGCGTGCGAGAGGTCCGGTTCAGCTGGGTCATGGTGGTGTCGACAAACTCATCGACCGTGCTGACGGTCGGGCGACTGAACCGGTAGTCTCGCGGTGCTGGCGTCTTGTACGCCGGCGTCGGTGATGCGGCGGATTCCGCTGCCTTCAGGTTTGGGGCGTACTCAAGACCAGACTTGGTGTTCTCCAGTACATTGTCGTTCTTCAGGTCGTCGAGCGTGACGAACTTCTCCATCGCCGCACGGGTGCCGCTGTTACGGCGCATATAGAACAACTGGCGGTTGAACTCCTCGTAGGGTTTTCCGCGACCAGATGGAATCGGCTTCTTCTTCGGGTCGGGGCGCATGAAGGCATTGGGGTCCTCGACTACCGCAGCCATCTCTCTGTGGCTGTAGGCAGAATCGAAGAAGTGGAAATTACCGTCATTGTCCACGGCAAAGCGCACGCTGGGCTCACCCTTGCGCACAGTGCCCTCCACCATCTGCAGCATGAAGCGCAGCTCTTCGCGTGAGGGGTTCTTCAGGACCGGCGTGCCGTTGGGCAGGCTGGCTACCTGAGCTCGACTGTAGTTGAAGCCCTCGAACTGCACCACCTCATCTTCTGACAGCGGTGTTGGTGACAGCTTCTCGATGAACTCCGCGTCGTACACGCGAGTCATATCCGCAATCTCTGCCGGCTTGGCATCCGGACCGAGGTACTTCTCCACGAGCTCCTTAGTCCACGGCTGCGAGCCCTTCATCTCGCGGAACTGTTCGTAATCGTATGGAGAGAAGCGGTGCCCAGCCTTGGGCTTGTAGTCGGCACCAGAGCGCCGATTGCGCTGCAGTTCCATTAAGCGGAACCGCTCAGCCATCGGAGACTTGGGCTGCTCCGGCTCTTTCCATAGGTCCTCGTTAGCGTCCTTAAACGCCTCCCAGTCTTCCTCCTCGTAGTACATGCCGTCGACGATTTTATAGTCGTCCCAGTAATACTGGTCATTCTCTTCAATAGCTTTCTGGCGCGTCTGGCTCATGGGTGCGGGCAGTGCCCTGCCCTCATCCCGAGCTTTCTGAAGCAGCTCAGAGTCCTGCGCCATGCGGCTGTACGAGTAGTCGCGGGGCGCAGGCTTCTTGAAGCCCGCCGTGCCGCCGTCTGGGAACCTGTACCGATGGGTGTCTCTAAAGCCCAGCACCAACTCCGGACCATCGAGGTCCGTGTTGCGTTGACGAATAATGTTGTCAGAGGCGTTCATCCACTCGCGGTATGCCTCTGTGTCCTTGCGGAAGCTGACGTATGGGCGGTCCTCCTCGACCTCGAACGACTCGCTCATCTCGCTGTATTTGCTAGGGTTGTTCAGCGCCATGCCCGCCAGCACCATGCCGTGCCACGAGCGGTTCGCGTCCCAGAACCAAAATTCACCTGTCTGTGGCTCCTGATACCAGCGCAGCTCCCCTGAATCAGAGGTCTCGAGATACCGGATGAGCTCGCCCTTGGTTGGGTTCACCATTACCGAGACAGGGTCCTGCTCACTCATGTAGCCGTAACCAAGCCCACGAAAAACCCTGTCCATCTCGCTGGTGCTATCAAACCTCTCGGCAACGTCAGGGAAGCGCTCCCTGATTGCTCGGTTCACAGAGTTGACAGTAAGGTCTGCTTCCACACTCGGGCTAACAAAACGGCTGTAGAGCTTGGAGTCTGGGTTAGGTTTGAACTGATTGTGACGAGCATTCCACCGCTCATCGAAGTCCTGCCACCACTCTGGGAACAGCTCACGAGAGAGGTCCTCATTCTCTCTTCGGAAGTCGCGCCAGTCTTCCTCCTCGTAGTACGTGCCATCCATAATCACGTAGTCGTCCCAGTAATACCGGTCGTTCTCTTTGATGGCTTGCTGGCGCTCGGGCAGCATCGGCTTCGGCAGCTTCAGTCCGCGCTTCTTCGCTTCTGCCAGTATCGCTTCATCCATCTCACTCTGCGTAATATCGCGGCTGTACGAGTAGTTACGGGGCGCAGGCGTCTTGAATCGTGCGGCAACTTCTTCCGCCGTTTCGGTCGCCGGCTGGTAGTCCAACGTAAAGGGGTCGCCGGCAGTGGCGTCGACCAGAATCTCGCCGTCGTAATTGATGTCGTAGATGATATTGTCGCTCGCCTCGTTCCATGCGTCACGAAGCATCCCTGTCACCTCTATGCCGCCATCAAACACATAAGGTCCTGAAATCTCGTCTGACAGGTGTGAGTAGCGGTCGTCAGTCAGCACCATGCCAATGATGACGGGGTTGTGCCACGCATTCTCCGCGTCCCAGAACCAGTAGTCGCCAGTGCTTGGCTCTTGGTAGTAGCGAAGCTCGCCATACTCTGAGGTCTCCCTCATGCGACGCAGCTCTGACATGGTTGGGTTTACCAGAATCGACACATCGCCGTCTGTCATAAAGCCGAAGTAGCTCCGGTACTCGCCGGTCGCTGCCGACTGCACCTTACGCTCGAGCGCCGCTTCCACCTCCGAGGCGGTCAGGTGTGTTGCGCTTGGCGAGATAAATCTTGAGTAAAGCGCCCCGCCCACCACATCATGGGGGCTGCGCCGGTCCTCTCTCCGCTCGCCCTCAAGCCGCGAGAACAGCGGAGACTCTTCGACCGAGTCCTCGCTGTCTTCCAGCTGCGCTCGGGTGTTCGTAACAGCTGCCATTACGCGGCTTACATCACCGGCAGCCAGACGGCGGCGAATGGCATCAAGGCGCTCCTCGGCACCCTCCGGCAGTGGCATTCTGGACTCGAGGCGCTGAGCCTCCTCCGCCAGCCTTGCCCTCGTGTCCTCCGGCATAGGAGTCCACGCAGTGTCAGCGAGAATGTCCACCACGGACGAAACAGGGGTAAGCACGCTGTAGCCGTCAGCGCTTTGCATTGCCCGCACCGCGTTTGACGCCGCCTGCAGGTCTACCGCCGCAGCCTGAATCAGACTGACAATCGTCTCTTCATTGAAGTCTTCGGTGACGCCAAGGCGATTCAGCAGCTTGTTGAGCGACGCCTTCACGCGCCCCATGATGCCGTTGCGCAGGCGCATCTCTGCCATGGTGGCAATAACTTCTTTCGCCTGAACGGTCTCGCTCATGTGGTGGAAGTCTGGGCGGGCAGCAATCTGTGCCAGCGCCTGACGGAAACCCTTGTTGCCAGCCTTGCCGCTGCCGGCAATCTGGGTCAGCGCCAGCTTACTGAACGCCCGCTCTGCTGCGGTCAGCTCTTTGACGATGGAGCTGTCGGCTCTGGGCGGACGACCGTTCTCGTTAATGAAGTCCTCGTAAGCCTTCTGTGCAGCATTCGCCCGCTGACGCGCCGCCTCATAGGCTTCTGCCTCCTCCGGCGTCATGTCGTCCATGACCTGCTTAATCAGGTTCTTTGTGGAATCAAGGGCTTTCTTGAACTCAGGGATACGCTCCATGGCAAGGTGCCCGAGCGCCTCGTGGGTCGCCACCTCGATGGCACGGCGAGGACCAGAGAGAGAATTGGCTACCAGATAGACCGTGCTGGTGCCCGTCTCCCATACGCCTTCAAAGCGTCCAGCTGTCGCGCTGTCAGGAACCTGAGACTCGGACTGCACGACGCGAATATCGACCGCTCCGCCGATACCCATAATGATGCCTGAGATGGCTTTGGTGACCTCGTCTACAGTCATGCCGTCTGGGTCGACGGCTGGCTCTGCACCCCTGCTATGGAGTTGGGTCTGGTTGCCCCGCCTTATGGACGGTCGGGTGTAGCCTTGGGTTTCGAGCGGCGTCCGAGGTCCTGTGCCTCGCTCGCCTTGATTGCTCTGCGAACCAGTGGGCTCGCGCTTCGGGATGCGATGGCTCTCGGGGTCACGCCCTTGGCTGGCTGTGATTTCTCTGAGTGTTTTTGATTTTGCATCTAATCGTACCTTTCCGAGGAAGATATCATACACTTCCTTGTCGTCAATTTGTAGCCGCTCCTCAGTGCCCAGCTTGCTCGCTACGACGTAAGGAACGCTCGTGCCATCTCCGACTTTCGCCACCTCCGTATCAAACAGCCACGCTTCATCCACCAAGGGCGCCACGGAGTCGAACACCTTCGACGAACCCTGATGGGAGCCCAATGCGTGCTTCATTGGTACGAAGCGACCAGACTTCTTGCCACGCTCGAGGATGCGGCGAACCGCGGTCTCTGCGCTCACGGTGGCTCCGTAGAGCTTCACCTCATAACCGCGCTCCTTGAGCTTCCTAATGAGCTTGGTGGCAGAGTCCAGATTCGATAGGGTGCCATCCAGCAGGATGTCTGAATGCAGACCGGCGGGGTCTGTTGCAATGTCCGTCAGCTGCTTCTTCAGGTGACTGGACTCTTCGTGTACCACCGAAGCTGCCCGCGAGTCACCGGCGTCATACACCTCCCAGTATTCAGGAAGACCGTCGTAGCCAATATCGTCATCGTTACTGAACTCATCGCGGTCAGAGTCATAACCGGTCTTCACTCGGTCTGGGTCGATGTGGACCACGCCGTCACGAGGGATGGCGCCCACCGCCTTGAGTGCGTTGATGATGGTCGTCTTACCAGACGCCGAACCACCCAGCATCAAGTAGGCAACAGGCTTGCGCCCCACCACCGGAGTGGCGCCCATCAGCACTGCGCTGACAATGCTTTCGTGAAGCACGCGGCGCTCGGGGTCTGTCGGTAATCCGTTCTCGTCGAGCGGGTACTTGTCGATAGTTTCGTGAAGCAGAGGGTCCGTGCCCTCTGGTTGCTCGCCCTGATAGATGTCGCCGGCGAGCGTGGTGACGGGGTCTACGTCAACACGGGTGTCGAGGGTTATTTCTGCGTCGGGGTCGAGGGCTGGCGCCTTGGAGTATGTGTACCTGACTGCCCGCTGAATTGGGCGACCGGCTTGGTCATACGGGATGGCGCCTGCGCCTTCACCGTAAATCCAGAGTCGCTCAGTTGTTTGTTCAATTCGTCCCGCGCTGCTGCCAAGGGATTGGGTGAGGCGGGCGATGCCTGCCTTGAAGTCTGTGATGCTTTGCTCATCGAAATCTCCGACGTAGTACGCCTCTATATTACCATCTGTTACGGTGCCGCCGGCGAGACCGGACTCCTTCAGCGCCGCCTGAATATCCGCCTGCGACATATCCGCAGTCAGCTCAATGTTGTAAGTCAGTGTATTGAAGCTGCCGTCGCCGTACTCGTGACCGACATCGGTTCCTTCTTCCGCCGGCTGGCGAACATGAATTTGCTCCTGCTGGAAGTCACGCGCAACCTCGACGAGAGCCACCACAACCTTGTGGTGGTCCTTCTCCTCGAAGTCAATCTGCGTACCAATGGAAGGCTCGATGTCGCCAAAGTACAAGCCGGTTGACGAGGGTGTGCGAGTGTCAACATCCATGCCCTCCAGCGCCTCATCCAGAGCAGCTCGGCTAATCTCCCGAATCTCCTCAGCCGCCTCTGTGTTGCCAGCACGCGCCTCGTCCAGCAGCTCCTTAATGTCCTCAATGCGGTCGGTGGCTACCGTCATGCCCACCTTGGCAGTCGCCGTCTCGCCCTTCTCTTTGGGCTGCTGCTGCGGATTGGTGGTGCGGGTGGTCGGGTTCGACCGGCGACTCATCAGCTCTTCGTTGCGCTCAGATGCCGCTGCTGCCTCGTCATAGGCGTTCAGCAGGTCGTCACGCCTTTCTATCAGCGCATGGTCGTCGGGCGGCAGAGAGCCCTCTCGCTGCCTGTAGGCGTCGATTTCGCGGGCATTCTCATCAAGGGCGGACTCAATGGCGTCACGCGCCTGTGCGGGCGTCTTGCCCTCCAGCAGCTGGTCAATCGTTGCGGTGGCGGCTCCCGCCTCTACATCGGTGCCGCCGGTGCGGCGTGCCTGCTCGTTCTTCAGGGCAGCCAGTTGCCGGCGCTTTGCGGCGGATTCCGTGGGGACCGCCCCGTCCGCGATATCTGCCACCTGCTTCTCGACACTCTGCACAGCGGCGGTGAGCTGGTCATCGGACAGCTCACCAACGGTCTCAACGCCCTCCACCTCCACGGCTTCCAGCGGGTAGGCTGAGCTCTGCACATCGTTAGCGGAGTAGTCACCAACATCCAGCAGCTCTCGGGTGCCGTCCTCCATGGTGACGGCAATGGTGCCCTGTTCGCTGACCGCCTCTACAGTCGCCTGCAGCGGGTTGCCATCAGCATCATAAATCGTGACCGCTTCACCTTCGGTACCGTCTCGTGCTGCGACGGTGCCCTCCAGTACACGGGTCTTCGGACCGGTCTCCGCTTCCTCTGCCTCAACAGCTTCCTCCTCTTGGGCTGCGGTCTGGGCAGCCGTAGCGGCGCTGCCCAGATTCATTGCGTACACCGCATCCACCAGCTGCGCGGAGGTCTGGCTCATGCCAGCCTTTAACGCCTCAACCGCCTCGGTGGCAGACTGCGGGTCCAAGCCGCCATCGACGACCGCCTTGGCAATGCCGGTGGCTTCCATAATGGCGGGCGACGCCTCAACGATTTCCTGCGCGTTCCCCTCCACATACTGCATTAGCGTCTGGGCGGTAAACGGGTCCAACTCGTTCGCATCAAGCTGGGCTGTCACGCTATCCACCAGCGAGTGCAAGCCGGCATCGTCAACCGCCTTTTTCGCCCTGTGGGCGTGGCGCATTGCGTTCATACGAGCCTTGTTGCTCTGGCTGTTCAGCGTTGCCATGCGTGTGCCAGCAGCACCGCCACCAAGCACCGCGCCACCGGCGCCACCAGCCAGCGCACCCCATGCGCCTCGCTCCACCATGTCACCGACGTCTAGGTCCTGTCCGGTAAAGGCTTTCTCGCCCAGATACTCGAAGAAGCCCTCCTGCACGAACTCGGTCAGCGCTTCGTCGCGCCCTGCCTTAGCCACCTCCTTGGTAGCCAGCCAGAGAATCTCGGTACCCTTTTTCTCGATGACGTCCTTGGTCAGTTGCTTGGCGGCTTCCTCTGCGGCTTCCTTGCCTGCACCAAAGACCTTCTCTGCGCCAAAGCGCTCGAACCATGCTGCACCTACTGCGAACGGCAGTGCCTGCAGGTTGTGCCAGAACGTGTGCTCCTCGCCCATGGCGGCAGCACGGTCCTGCCCCATCTTGTCGGACAGCCCGAGCGCGTAAGCTGGAAGCGAGGCAATCGCAACCGCCATGTGCGGCAATGACTCGACGTTAGTTTGCGCCATCCAGTTGCCAGTGTCCTTGGCTACCTTGCCGTACTCGCCCTCTTTCGCGCTATCCTTGATGTCCTCAATGTCTACCTTGGAGGAGTCCTGAAACTTAAACTCTTTCAGCGACTTGGCAATATCCCGAACGACGTTGCCGGTGCGCATCCGCTCCTTCTTCGTGTCCCACTCTTCCTGCGGCACATACCGGAAGCCTTCGTCGCCACCCTCCCAGACGACGCCACCCAGATTCATGGCGTCATTCAGGTTGTAGAACTTCTCGGTGAGCCACTCCTGCTGCTTGCCCACCGGCGTCAACAGGTCTCGGTTGTAGAGGTCCGTCCACGACATGAGATTGCCGGTCAGGTGCGAGGCGCTTTCGGTAAACAGCTTGCTGGCGTTGACAGACCAGTCTTCCGCCTTACTCAGGATGCTTGGCTCGTCCTCCTCAACCGCCTGCTTGGCGTCGGTCTTCGCTTGCTCGAGAAGCCCCTCATCGACAAAGCTGACGGGCTCAATGCCGTATTTAGAACGCGCCTCTTCGGGCAGCCACGACGAATAATCGTCCTGCGCTACAGGTGCGCTGGACGGGTCTACAGAGGGTTCAGTGGGGGTGATGCCGTAGCGAGCTTTCGCTTCGTCAGTCAGCCAGTCGTAATTGTCTGCCATTCATTATTCCGCTCCCTGACTCAGCCGCCTGTGCTCAGTCGAAGGTCGACGCGGTTCCTTGCCTGCCATTACCAGTTTGATGTTCTCATCCAACCAGACACGGAGTCCCTCGCCTTTCAATCCATAGGCTTTGCCCTGTGCCTGAAGGTCTTCAATTACCTTCTGTCCCATCGGTGAGTCGACACTGAAGTCGCCTTGCACCTCGCCCTGCTCGTAATTGCGGGCGTCGACGGATGTCGGAGTCGCGTTCTGTTTCGCCATGCCGGCGAGGTTCTGGTTGACGGTATCAGCCGTCTTAACGGTTTGCGCGGGCGTCGGCATGATGTCCGAGGACTGCATAGCAGCCCCAGCGGCATCAGCGACTCCGGTCACTGCCGTGGCAGTTGCAGCCTGTCCTGCGGCGTCTCCGACCGCCTGACTGGCTGCATTAAGGTTCTGTTGTGCGCCGAGAATGTCACCGCCGCCAGCAGGGGCAGCTGGTGCTGCCGGCGCTGCTGGGGCAGTGCCACCCGTCGCGGGGGAAGCGGCTCCCCCACTCGGCTGTGGAGCTGGGGCGGAAACAGGGTCGCTCGTGCCGGCTACCATAGGACCGGTCTTCTCGGTCGCTGATGGCAGGATGTCGGCGTCACCGCTGCCGCCACCCACCATGCCATAAGGCGTGGACTGGGCAGTGGTCACACCGCTGTTGGGCTCGAGGTCTGTCGGCATCGGCGTCGGCTTGAAGCGCTCCGGATGCCATGTCTCAGCCTTGTCGTCCCACGTTGTGCTGGAGATTAGGTTGGCGTAGTTCGAGTCAACGAACTGACTCATCTTGGCAGCCAGCTCATCCTGATTGCCCGAGCTACTGAAGTAGTCGCCTTCCTGTGCGGATACAGCTGCAATGGTGTTCTCGGCAGCAGCCAGCTTGGCGTTCTTATACCAGTTGTCGGTTTCGTCCAGAGCCGCCTTACCCTGCTCATAGGTCAAGCCCTGACCGCCATACTGGTCTGCCTTCATCGCGTCGAAAGTGTCGTTGCGGCGCTTGGTGTACTCCTGCTCGATACGACCAATCTGCGTATCGTAGTTGCTGCGGTAGCTGGCGAAGCGGGCTCGCTTGTCCTTGTCCTGAGTGTGGGCGAACTCGCGCTCCTTAAACTCAGCCTCTGTCGCCGCAAGACCCAGCTCATGGGAGCGGCGGTCGGCAGCCAACTGAACGTCGCGGTCGTACTGAACGTCCATGCGGTTGAGTGCAGCGGCATCGGAGGTCTCAATCTCCTTCAGCTTGTACTGGTGACCCAGCTCCATGCGAGCCGTTTCACGCATCGCCTCCAGCTCCGCAAGCCGCACATTCATGCGGTAATTAACGAGCTGACCGAGACCCTGCCCCAGTACCTGTAACGCTTCGCCTGTATTCTTACCCACCGGTCGCCTTCCTCATGCCAGCCTGTAGTGGCGTCTCCGGCGGCTGACCAGCCACATGGGCTGTGTCGTAGTCGGGGTTCGCCATCATTGCCTGAACACTGTTCTGATACTCAGGGTCCAGATTACCTCGGTCCGCCTCCAATGCAATATGTTTCTGCGCCGTCTCGGCTGCATCCTGTCGGTGGAACTCCTTGTCCGGACCCTGCAGCAGCTCCTCGCCTACGCGACGCTGCGCTTCGGTGAAGGCGAGGTTCATGTTCTCCTCGTACTTGGGGTCCTTCTGGTCGAACGGGAAGATGCCGGCAGCATCGCCAAGGTCCATCAGAATCGCAATCTGCTCGGCAGCTGCGTGATAGATAGCATCCGGTGACAGCGGCTCGCCGGTAGTCTCCTCTGCCTGAGCAATCATCTCGCGCATGATGCTGTGCTGGGTAGCCGCAACATTATTCCAGACCGGCTCATCTGGATTGTTCATGCGGCGCAGGACGGCGTCACGACCATCCTTATAGGCGTACTTGGCGAAGTTGTAGACGAGCTGGTCGTAGTCTTCCTGCTCCTTCTCGTCAGGCTCTTCTGCCTCAATGTCCAGCTTGCCGGACGCAGCCATCTCCGCGTCACGCGCCTCGGCTTCCTGAGCCTGAGCCACCTGCGGGTTTGGCAGGATATCCGGCTGCCCAGCGGGCATCTGTCCGGTGGGGGTGTCGGTACCAATCTGCATCGGCTGCTGCGCCGGCGGTGCGAGGATATTGTCAGCCATACTGTGTCTTCATCCCTGTCTCAATGGTCTCCGGTCCGATGTCGCCCGTCATCGGCTTGACCGGCTTCGGCGGCAGAATGTTGCTGTCTCCCACGCCGTTGCCATACGGGTTGTCGGGTGAAATCATCGGGTCTGGCGCAAAGCCTGATGCCTGCTCACCGGTGTTCGGGTTTACGCCATAGAAGCCCTGCGGTGCCGGCGGTCCATCGGGTCCGCCCTTCGTCAGTGCGCCAACAGCAGACAGACCGGTGGAAGCCAGAAGCAACTTCTCGCCCATGCTCATACCCGCCTTCTTAGCACCCTCTGTGCCGGCGGTTGTAAGGATTTCGCCGCCCATGCCGGAGGCGTTGTTTACCACAGCACTCTTGCCGCCCGCCTTGCCGACCAGCGCTTTACCCTGCGACTTCAGCAGCTCCTGCTGCGCCATGGTGTTCACCTCGGTGCCCGCTGTCACTACACCAGACGCCTGAGCGCCAGCGCCCATCGTCACCGGCGCCGTTGCCTGCGTGGAGGTGATAGCCTGACCTACCGCAGCCTTCACGCCCTCTACAGAGCCCAGCGCCTTGGTGCTGATGGCGCCCGCCTTGAGCCCGTAGGCTGATGAGGCGCCCTTAGCCAGCCCGCCGCCCATGCCCATGGCGCCAGCCGCCTTGCTGAAGATGCCGCCACCGGCGACCACTGGGTTCGAGCCTACGGCGATACCGGTGCCTGCCAGACCACCACCTGAGAACAGCGGCATACTGGCGGCAAACGCCTGTGTTGCAGGGATGAACGATAACGCCACCCCGAAGGTAAAGTACGCCGCGACCGCCATGAGTGCGACCTTGGCAATCGACGGCAGCTTGCTCATTACCTTGCCGAACGCCTTACCCACGCTCTTCACGACGCGCTTAACGGTTGATGCGACCTTCTTAACAGCCCGCTTTACGCCGCTCACAATTCCCATGGGCTTCACTCCTGTGTGCTACATACATTCCACCGGCTCTTTTGAGACCGGCATTTGCGAATATCACCATCTGCTGGTTGATATCCTCGAAGTCAGAAGACTTCACAATTCTCACTTCCTTCACGGTCTTCATGGACCACGCCCACCCAGTGAAGGCTCTCAACAATTCATCCGCACCCGCCTGTGACTCATACGCCAGAAACAGGTTCACAGCACAACGACCGTTCTTTGAGTACCAGAGCTTATCGGCAATGCCGACAATCGCGCCGGTCGGCGGCGCCATCTCCTGCTCCTTGTACAGGAATGCCGCACCAAACTTACTGCTAATGCAGTGGTTAATCGAACCCCGTGCGATGGGCTTTTCCACCGCTACGGTGGCGAACGACGTAGCCGGCAGCGACCTCTCGAACTGCTCCAGCAGCACCGTCGTGTCGTTGCTTGTGGCTACCCGAATCATAAGCCGTAGTCCGCTGGGTCAGGCTTGTCTGCCGCCCACGCCGACCTTGCTTCTTCGCCGCGCAAGCCGTTGTACGTGTGCATGAAGTCGCCCAGATAGCCGGAACCCTGATTCTTTGGGTTTGCGTCCTCCCACTGCCTTAGAGCCGACTCATAGCCGGAGCGGTCCTGATTGGCGGGTGTGAACGCCTCGGGCTGCTGCGGGGCTGTCGGCTGTGGGTAGAGCGTCTGGTACGCCTGCATTGCCTGCTGGTATGCCGCGTAGCCGCCCTGCGCCGGACCGTAGTCACCCATCTGCGGGGCTGACTGCTCCCAGACCTGCATCTCCTGCTGGTAGTACGCCATGTCTTTCTCGTAGTTGGCTTGCTCGGTCTCCCACACACCCCGCCTGTCGGCATTATCCAGCTGCCAGTTGGTCTTGTGGTAGCCCATGTCGTCCGGCGTGGATGAGCGTCCCGCCCACCACGAGCTCTCCCAGACCGGCGACTTCGAGTAGAAGTCTGCCAGCATATCGAGGTCCGCCTTGGCGTTGGCACGAGCCTTTGACACTGCCGCCTCCTGCGCCTCCGGCTTCATCTTGTCGTTCTGGTAGATGGCTGCAATCTCGCTGGACAGCGCTTTCTGGCGGTCCGAAGCAGAGGCAAGGTACTGCTGACCGTATGCCAGCGTGCCGTTGAACTCCATCTGCTGCAGCGTCTTGTAATACTTCGCTTGGGCATCCGCCATCGGGGCGGTGGCGTCAGCTGCTGCCAGTGCGCCAGCCTGTGCTGCCAGCGCAGAGTTCTGGAGACCGCGGCTGTGCATCTTCTGCTCCGCCTTGCCCTCCATAGCCTCTCGCATAACGGCGGTGCTGGGGTCGTTGAAATACTGGTCCATCCACGCCGCAGGGTCTGTCGGGTCTTCCATTCCCTCTGCGGTACCAAGGGTCGGCATGATGAACGGGTCGTTCTCTGCCGCTGCCGGCGGCAAGATATCCTCGCCTACGGGGGGCAGTGTCGAGAAGTCCGGCACACCGGTGTGCTCGATTGGGTTGGCGGGATTAACCGGATTGCCATTGGCGTCCACCAGACCGGCTGCCTTATCAGCGTTCAGATACGCGGTCTGGGAGCGGTCGTTGTAGTAGTCGACGCCAAACCGTCCGGTGTAATCCGCAGGAACGCCGGCAGCTTTCTCCGCATACTTGTCGCCCTCCCCACGATAGTAGGCAGGCGAACGGGTCATGTCGTTGTGCCAGTAGTTCTGCTCGACGGTGTAGTCGCGTCCAAAGAGGCTGCCCGTCCTCTGCTCCGTGCGCAGTGGGTCAATATCCCATGGGTTGCTACCGGCGCTCGTCGACTCTCCCGTGGTGCTGGCACCGGCGGGCAGTGAGCTGACGTTACCAAGAATGTCGTTGCCGGTATTGCCGGTAGGCGTCTGAGTGCCGCCAAGGATGTCGTTGGAGCCGGAGCTGCTGCCCCCTCTCCTGCTGACCCATGACCCTACCGCTTCTGAAATAGATGACATAACTCTACGCTCTCTCTAATCTTCCTGATTATAGCCGGTACGCTCCTCAGCTCCAGCCCTTTTCTCAATCTCTTCAAGCAGTTGCTCTGACTGCACAATAGCTGCTCGTGAGCAGCTCGCCCAAAACCTCAGCGTTGCCTCAAGCCGCACATGGTCGGCTTCAGTCACAACGGTCGTCTTTTCCCGTCTCCACTGCAGCCTCGCCATTGCCCCAATCCCTGATGCGGTCAAAGCGTTTATTACAACAGCGCTGCTCGACATCCTTGGCGACCAGCGCATCCTTTATCTCCAGCCACGACGAGCCCCGCTCTGGTAGCGGGGTAATTGTGCAGGGCTCCAGCAGAGCCTCCGGCACGGGTTCGCGCTTACTCGGGAGCCACTTGGTGGTCCCGCATCCCGTCAATAACAACATCAGGGACGACGCTACTAGCGCACAACCAATCTTCGTCTGACATGAGTGCATCTGCACCCTCCGATATTTCCAAGCGGTGACCGACCTGCTGCTCCAGCAGCTGCCGGTACCGCGCCTCTACAGCCGACAGGCGGTTCAGCTCCTCTACCCTCTCCCTGTACTGCTCCACCTCAGCCTCTTTCTGTTCAACCTCTTGCTCCGCCAGAGCCAGCTTCTTCTGGCTCTCGATGTACAGCTTGCCGGCACCAGCCAGCAGCAGGGTCAGTACAGCAACGGCGATGAGCAGGTACTTCGTCATCTACTGCTCGAACTCGCTGTAGGCGCGGTCCTGATACGCCTGTGAGGCGACCAGTGCAGCTACCACCGATGCCGTAGCTGCCACCCACTGTCCGCCTTCCAGCAGACCGGCGATGAGCAGCGCGGTCGATACGATTACATAGAACCCACCGAAGAGCATCTTCTTGCTCTCAAGGATTCCGCTCAGACCCGTTGACTTCTCAGCCATTGTTACCTCCCGAGTATGGGACTCTCAGCTTGTGACAGATTTCTGCCTGTGAAGCACCGTCGTACTGGTGCCGATGGTTCTTGTGTTCGTAGAACTGCTCCAGCCTGTCCGCCAGTGTGTCGACGTCGTACTGGGTGTGCGTGCCGTAGCATATCTGCTTGTTGTAGTGGGCGATGTCGGTGTTCAGGTCCTTCTCGTAACCAAGGTCAACCTTCTGCCCGAAGTGACTCTCTGTCCAACCTCGGGTCGCAAGCCAGAACGATTCCGGAATCACGGGCAGCACCATGACCAGCAGCGTCAGCACCGCCGTGATGGCGGTTGCCTGCTTACTCAGCCCGTAAAGCCAGCGCTTCACTGGGCTCTTGCGTCTCTCTACAAATTCGTCACTCATCCCTGTTTGCCGGATAGCTCGATATGTATTTCACAATTCGACCGACGTTCGCCTCTATACGTGCAATGCTTTCGTCGGTGTTCTTCTGAAGCGTCTGCAGATGCTGCTTCTCAAGTGCCCACTCCTTTCCAGTGAACCGGTCTCCGGTTCCGGCTGCGAGGAGTAGCTGTAATTCCTTCTGCTGAAGTCGGAGGGTCCCAAGCTCTTCTTCGAGCTCTCCGATGAGCTCTCTGAGCTCTGCGATTTCCTCTGCTTGCTGCCTGTGTCGCGCTCGGCTGTCTTCGTCGACCGCGGACGGCGCATTGATAAGTAGCAGTATAAGGAAAAGCAGAAGCCCGCCCAGAGCAGTAGTAACAATGCCTGCCAAATTACGCTGCCAGAAATTATCTCCAACATGACTGTTCTCCTCGCTCATTCACTACACCTCCTCCTTCAGGTGACCCTGTGCAAGCCGGTTTGGTAGAGCGTCTTACGACGACCCAGCGCGGTGCGTGTAAAGGTCGCCGTGAGTATCTGCTGGCGTGGCTGATGCCTCCAGCTCTGATGAATCCATCGACCACCCTCGTATATCAGCTGGTCGTATGGAAGGTCGCCCATCTCCCTGATAATCAGGTCGCAGGCGTCGTATAAAGAAAACCCGTCAGGAGCGCCAGAGATACCGTAGTCCGCCGCCCTCCCGAGGCGGTGGTCCGACGTCCGGCTACCGCCTATAGCTCGGTTGAGCCACGGGGGTCGATAGCCACTGGTGATGTGGATGCGGATGTCTGGCGACACTTTCGTCGTTAGGACATTCCTGACGGGCTGTAATACCTGTACGCACAGGCTACGGAGGTTCGCAACAACCGTATGCGGGACCGGCTCGGTGCGCAGGTCCCTGCCCATGCGCACAGCCGTATCTGACACGAGGAACTCGTGCAGTGTGAAGTTCTCTGATAGGCGTCTGTTTTCCATCAGGACTGCTCGTACTGGAGGATGGCTGAGGTGCCGAGAATCTCCCGACCGCTCGCCATCCAGATGTACAGCTTCTCGTCGCCCGAGATGCCGGTAATGGTGGTGTGCACCATGACCTGTACCAGCGACAGGAAGCCGGAGTAAAAGAACGCCATGGGGTTGCTGTCCACGGTCGCCAGTGCAATGTTCTCCAGCGACGCCTGCATTCGGTCGTTGCCGGTGCGAAAGTCCGCCATCAGCTGGCAAGGGATAGCCCTGTTGTCGTTGACGCAATGCCCTCGGATATTGATAGAGCCTCCCCAGCCGGCATCCGCCGTGTCGTTGGCGTGCACGTAGAACATATGGTGAGGCGCGTTCGCCATCTCCGGCGGCATCAAGAAGGAGACAGGCAGGTCTGAGCCGTCACCCTCATAGATGAGCTGTGCGCCGTAAAGAGGGCTGCGAGTCGCCATCAGCTGGTCCTTGTCACCGTCAGGATGATGTCGAGCGGCATCACCGGCGCACCGCCGCCATCCGTGCCAATGGTTACCAGCTGTCCCGCGGTGAACGTCTGGTCCGCCGTGGGCGTGGCTGTGTTCTTTGTGCCGGCTGTATCAGTAGCGCCGACCGTCGGGTCGCCACCGCCGAAGGTCACTGCAGTGCCAGCGATGTCGATGTCGATGACGGTTGCCGTGGTGGTATTGGTTACCGTATTGATGATGTCCACGCCGGTGAGGCTGCCCGCATACGGGAAGACCATGTAAACCTTCTCGGTCGCGTCGTTGGCGTTTGTCATGCGTGCGGTCTGCACCACACCCACAACCAGCGAGTCAATCGCCGCCTCGATGGCGACGAACTCATCGCGCACCTCTTTACTGGAGCCGGACGAGTTTTGAGACGGCTTACCTGATGGTGTGTATAGGCTGTTCGCCATTACCCTGCTCTCCTGTCAATGTTTCTCGGGCGGTACGACAGCGTCGCGCCCCTGATGGTGTGCGGTGCATTCGCCGTGGTGCTACCGTACAGATGAAGGGAGATGTTGAGCCCCTCGCCCTCCAGCTTCACCTGCGGAAACCGGCGTGTCGGCTGGTCCCAATTAAACTGGTCCCATGTCATAAAATCCCATGTGCCGCCGCCCATGCCGCTACTGAGCGAGACCACCTCGTCGTGATTGTAGTCGGCGTCCGAGTTGTCGTACTCGGCGTTTACATCGAGGCTCGCTGAGCCCTTTAGGCGACCCTCGAGGCGCAGATTGGTGTACTTCTTCATGCGGTTCGAGCCGCCGTGATACCAGAACGGAAAGCGCAGGCTGTAATTAATCGCCTCGCCATCAAAGCTGGTGCCTGACTCCATCTCATAGACGAAACCATCGTCAGAGCCAAAGAACAGCCGCTCGGTCCCCACCGAGGTGTCCTCCTCAGACACGCAGCAGGTCACCAGATGGTTGAGCTGCCCCACCATGAAGCCGGCAACCTTGCGGTCTCGGAAGCCCACACTGATGAAGCGCTTGTCGCTGAAGAAGCAGCGGTAGAGGTTCTTCCGGCGAAAGGTCATGGACGCCTGAACGTCCAGCTCCAGCAGCTCCTCAATGAGCGGCTGAATCTTGGAGCTGATGGCGTTGTCTTCGTAGTTGCCGAACTTGTCGGTGCTCTGCAGCGTGCCGAACCCGAAGTCGTCGAAATAGATGCCGCCGCCGATTCGCTGCACGCTCCACTCGCGGGCACCGTGCTCGCTGGCGTAGTCCTTCAGCTGGTAGTTGCTGACATTCTGCCCCTGTAGAACACGGATGCGGTTGCGGGTGATGACGAACAGGTTGTCCGCCATCTCCTCCACCATGCCGGTAATCTCGTCGCCCACTGCCAGCTCGTTCGCGCCGGTGACCACCTTCCACTCCAGCGGGGCGCCGATAGAGCTGTGCTGCAGAGACCCGCCCTCAAAAGCGAAGAACAGCTGGTCCTCGTGCACAGCGAGATGCGTGGGCTTGTCGCCCAGAGAGAAGTGTGACGGCGTGCTGACGTTGTCCATGCCGGTCCAGATAGGGCAGAACACGGTACCGTTGCCCGAGCCCACATCATCGAACTCGAAGCCGTAGTCGACGCCACTAACGCCGTACATCCGGAACGTGCTGACATGACCAGCGAAGTTGTGGTTGCGGAACTCGTACTTGCCGCCCGCCTCCAGCGTGTGAGCCGCGTTGGCTCCAGTGGCTTGGGCAATCTGGGTGGAGCCAATTTCCACCCACTCGTTGTTCACGTAGTTGCCGGTGACGTTGGACAGGACGAAGTAGCCCTCCGCGTTGCCTTGGGCGAACGTGCCGGACGTCAATACGACTCGCTCAATGGTTGCAGCGCCCGAGGCAGAGCCGGTCACGACCGTCCCTTCCTGCAGGATTTCCTGATAGTTACCGTTATCGAAGTACAGCAGGTCGTTCATTACCACCTGCTGCCAGCCCGTCACCGTGGCTTTCCACATGGTGCCAGCCGTGCCGGCTGCGTTGTCTCTGAAGGCGTACTTGGTGCCGTTGTAAATCCAGACGCCGCGCACGGGTCCTGAGCACGAACCACCACCAACGGCTGTCACGGCAGCGTTGGCAGCATCGAACGCCAGCGCCTTGTATTGGGCGTCCAGTGTCGCGTCCGACTCACCGTTGATGCGTGAGACACCCTTCACCTCTGCGGTCACGTGACTGCCCACCGAGACATCCTCGTTGACAGTCCAGTCGCCCGCACCGTTCTCTGGGTACAGAATCAGGTCCGCGGTGTAGGTGGTCGGTGCATCAGTCCAGCTCGATGCGACGTCGCCCACACTGTTGGAGTGACCCACCTGATAGATAAAGTCATCCACCGGTGAGGTGACGTAGCTCACGCCACCCATCTGCACGGTTGCGTCACCTGAGTAGGCTGTGGTAGCTGGAATCCAGCCCAGCGTCGTGTGATTGATATACAGCTCGAAGCGCAGACGGGCGTCCCGCGATGGCGTGCCGTCCTTCTCTCCGGTCGACAGAAATACCTTCTTGATGCCGTCGGTCTCTTGCACCGTGCACCACCAGCTGTGCATACCGCTAACCAGCTCCACACCCTCCTCCTCCAGAGGGATGATGGCGTGCGCGATGCCGTCAGGGCAACCCACACCAGTGAACGTCTCCGTTGAGCCGCTGCTCTGGTCTGGCAGGGTGACTGAAATGCCCACCGGATAGCTCATGGTGCTGCTGTCCAGTGCGCAGAAGAACTCGATGTGCGCGGACCCTTCGTCCGCTGGGAAGGGAATGTCGTCACCGGTGTGCGTGATAATGACGCCGCCCGTCGACGCGCTGCCGGTGAATGTCGCCTTCTGGGTGTTCACGCTCATGCCTGAGTCTGGGTCGGTGACCGGATAATCCGTCGAGCCCACCGTGCAGTTCGAGTCGGTCCAGCTGCCGAAGTAGCTCAGGTCCTCGCCGCGCTCAATGTAGTTGATGCGCTCTGCGTAGCGCTCACGGACCGCAATCACGGTGCCTGACTTGCCGCTGGATGCGCCAACAACGACGTCGCCCACCTGCGGGTTATCGACACCCTGAACACCGCCTATGGGCAGCACATAGTAGTCAACGTCCGTGGCATTGGCGCCGTCGTAGCCCTCGTAGCCGGCTACCTGTTCGTAGCCGCCTGCCGGCGCAATCTCGTAGTTCATCGCGCCGATGAGCTCTCCCGACTTGATGTCGAGGTCCGAGGCAAGGAGGTTCAAGCCTCCGTCAAAGGGGACCGTATGGGTCTTGTCCGGCGCTGGCATCCGGCGCTTCTCCATACGGGCACGAGACACCGTCTTCATCCCCAGTCCCCTGTGTTGGGAATCTCCATCTCGAGGAATTGGTCGTCACCTGACATGCCGCCAGCGTTGAATGACGGACACATCTCGCTCTGGAGGACGAGGAAGCCCACCTCGTACTCTGCTGCCATCCCGTCGATGACCTCAGCTGCTGCCGCTTTATTGCCGTACTTGATGGCGGCGCCCGCAATGATGACCCTGTCGTAGTTGTCAGGGATATTGGGCTCCGTGCCGTCACCAGATATCAGCGTGGGCTTTTTCCAGAACGAGGCAGACAGCGTGTACGCCTGCTCTGGTGGTGTATCCAGAATCACCTCCTTGTTGGGTTTGATGCTGAAATACCGCGGCTGACCTGCCGTCGGGTGGTTGCCGACATCGAAGACGGGGCGGAACTGTCGCCAGTCGACGAACGTCAGCTCAGTCGGTGATGCACCGGCGTAGTTCAGGAAGAAGCTACGCTTGTCCCACTCACGGACCGTGCCGGCGCCGGAGTGGGCAGGAATAGAACGAGACCCCACGGTGAGGGTCTCGCTATAGTCCGTCTGGAGGAAGTCCCAGTCTCGCCATGTGTTCTCGATGTCCAGAATGCTCTGGGCAATCCAGTTACAGGCGTCACCGAGCTGACCGGTCTGGCTGACTGTTGTGGTCGGCACAGTACCGGTGTTGTTGGACCCACCGAGTCCGAGCTCTTTAACGAGCGACTGTACTAGCTCCAGATAGGTCATTCACCTAACCGTCCAGCTTGGCTTCGTGCTCGAGCAGCAGCGCGATGTTCTTCGACTTGCTGTCCTTGCCAGTAACAGGAGTCAGACCCGCCGCCTCTACCAGCTTGGCAACATTGAGGTGGTGCATGTCCCGCAGCTCTTCCTCGAGCGCACCGTCAAGCTCAGGTGCTTCTGCCGACGGAGCATCGGGGTCCGGTTCCGGACCACCTTCGGCTTCGCCCATAACAATCTCAGGCGCGGCTGACTCTTCCTTCGGCTCTTCCGGAGGCAGCTCAGCAGGCGCTGTGATGTCGGGCGCTGTCGGCTCTTCTGCTACGGGCTCTTCGGGGCTGCGGTCCGCGTAGTACGCTTCACGACCCATTGACGCCTGCTCGGGCGTCAGCAGGCGGAACTCTGCATCGAAGTAGTAGCCGTTCTGCTTGTACGCTGCCGGCGTATCGCCGCACAACGTCGAGCTGGGTAGGTTGGGGTTGTACTGTGGTTTGGCTGACATATTAGAAATCCTCAAAGTCAGGGTTTTCAAATTGCCCAGCCATCCGAGTTCTGTGGGCAAGTCCTTCCTTAACGTCGCCTCCCTTCGGGCAGGAGTGCCCTGCTTCGGAGCGACGGCGCTTCAGGTCTTCGTTCACCTCGTCCGTGTACTCAATCTCGGGCACTTCGCCCATGGGCATACGGAAGGGTTCAAAAATTGGGTCTTTCATGGTGCTCTCCCATGAAGAGCCCCCGACCGGAGTCGGGGGTTCAGTGCGGTGCCTTACTTGATGGTGTGACCGTCACGCGCCTTCTGGGACGGATTAGCCGAGGGCAGACCCTCGTTCTTGCTCTGTCCAGTGCGCTTCACATCTTTACCCGCCGGTGAACGGTGGGAAAGACCAGAGCCTACGCCAGCTTTCAGACTTTTGTCGTTTTTCGTATCCATCGGATACCTCCTGATAGTTCGGACAGCGCCCCCGAGGGGGCTACCGTCCGAGGTTCAGATTACCACCAGCCGATGGTGATGTGGACATAGCCGATGCCGGCGGCGGTGCCAGAGTCCGTATGCTGCACATACGTGACTTCCAGCTGGGAGATGTTCTCACCCTCGCTGCCTACATTGACGATGCCTGCGCCACCGTAGCCGTTGTCAACCAAGTCGTCCGCATCAGACGCGACAGAGTCGGTATCGGCGGTGCCGTCGGGAATCAGGAACGAAGCGAACTTGTCCGTATCCGCGGCGGTACCAATCTCTACTGACTCCGTGCTGGTGTCGTTAGCGACTGCTTCGCTGGTTGCTGAAAAGGCGATTGACTCGATACGGCAAGCCACCTTGCCGGTCGGTACGGGGATAGAGAACGAGTCTCCGCCCGCGCCAAAGTCAAATTCGCCACCGAGTTGGTAGGTTACTACCAGTGGTTTGTCGTATGACTGACTGCTCATGCTGCGCTCTCCCACTTAGCGATACGAGATTCGCTGTTGCTGAAGCCGGCGTGAACAATGCCGAAGCCACCGAGGTAGTACCACGCTACGCCACGAGAACGACCGTAGTCGGTCGGAATCTTGCCGCGCATCTCTTCAGGGATACAGATAGCTTCAGCTACCGTGTCTTCACCGAAGAACATAATCCAGTCAGAGGCTGCGTTGTTCCACTGACCAGTAGCGGGGCTGGTGACGTTGTCGTAGTAGCGCCATGTGCCACCTGCTGTGTGGTACGGGTTGATGTCAACCGCACCGCCATGAGCAATGTTGGTCTGCTCAATCCAGCGGATGTTTTCATAGCGACCGGCTTCGCCGTTCATAATGCGCTGCCAACCTGTCTCGACGTATTTGTGTACGTCTTCGAGGTCAGTCTTCAGTGCGCGGAACGTGCTCGGCCATGCAACGGCATAGTAGTCGTCGCCGGTGTATGCCGGAATGCTGCGCTCTTTCAGACCGTCTGAAATCAGACCAGCGTGAGCTCTGCCGAAAGCCACGTTGTTCGTGGTCGTGGTAGCGGCAGTATCGTCGAAGTCGACCGAGGTAGTTGAAGTACCAGAGGTCGGCACGATATGGATACCTGCCTTGTTGAACTCGGTGAAAGCCGCGCCGTCGAGCGCTTTACGCGCATCATTCTTCAGCACTTTGTTGATAATCTCCGACACAGGCTGCTTGCTGAGGTTGTTCAGCTTGCCAGTGTACGGAACTGAGTTGCCGTATTCGGTCACGGTCAGGGAACCCTGAGTGATTGTGTAGTTGGTCTCAGGCATTGTGTCGAGCTCGTTCAGCTCGCCGCCTTGGTCAGCTACATCACTGTAGACGTTCCATGTGTACAACTCACCCTTATTCAGACCTTTGCTGGTCGCGTCACGAGCGTCACAGAACTGACGGAACCGGACCACCGGCTGCAGCGCTGTACGCAGGATATTCGACAGCTCGTCCGAATACATATATCCGCCGAGGCTGGATACGGACCAAAGTTGTCCTGCCATTTGGAAATTCTCCCAATAGTGGCACTGGTCTCGTTACTGCGGGGGCAATCCTCTGTCCTTCCGCATCTGAGCAACGATATCAGCACCGGTTGCTGTAGTCGGCTCAGTCGGCGCGGTGGTCGGCGCGGCGCCTTGGGCGGAAGGGGTGATTACGGTTCGGCGTTTAAGCTCTAGGCGGGAATTAAGGTCGTTCACAGGAACGTCCGAAGGAACCGGCGCTGGAGCGTTAGCTGCAACTGATGGCTCGTTGGACAACTGAATAACCGGAGCGGGACCGTGAGACGGAGACTGCGGGACGGTATGCCCAGCAAACTTCGCCCGTGAACGGTAGCCTGCCTCTCGCACGACTGCTTCCATCGGCTGACCCCGCATAATGGGGTCTTGACGGACCAGCTCAATCTCAGCCTGTGTTGCAGCCTTCTTCGCTGGGTCGTACAGAAGGTCCGGAAACTCATTCCTGAACGCATCATTTGCGGCTTGCCGAGCGGAGTCATCACTGACCTGCTGCTCTTCAGCTCGCGTCGACGCAACGGCTTCGTGAACCATGCGTCTCAGTTCCTCTGGACTTCCGGTAGCAAGCTGGTTTTGCTCGCGCCTATTCATCTCAGAGAAGGTCTCGGCTAGCTTTTGGGCTGCCTCGTCCTCGTTTCCTTCATACATGGACGCAACAATGGTCTTCGCTGTTTCCAAGTAATCCGGCGCCCCTGTCTCTTCAGGAGCGTTGCCATCAGGTGACTGGCTATTCTGGGGAACCTGCCCAGCCATCAGCTGAGCCTGTAAATCCTGAAGCCGGTTTTGCCAGTCTCGAGTGCGGTCCTGTTCTTCCGCTAAACGAGTCAGGCGAATATCGGCTGCCTTACTCTTCTGGATTGCCCCGATGCCTCCGGCATCTACAACCTCACTGGTTGGGACTTCCATTTGTTCTCCGAACACCACGATAGTAGTGGTTTCGGCGCTCAAGTCAACACCCTGTAATGCAGCAGGCACGTAACCCTGACTCGGGTCTACTGCGGGCTCTGCCGGCTGGTTGGGGTCGGATACCGCTGCGGGCTCCTCCTCGCTGTAGGGGTCGACCTGATTGATGGTCTGCTCGCCGGACTCGACGTCGGGGTGATTGTCGCCCTGTGCCTCCAGCTCCATGCGGCGGATGTGCTGGTCGTGGAGCGCCTTCTCCTCAGGGTCCATGTCCTCGGTGCGCATCTGGTCCTGATTGGTGCGCTCGTCCGCGGCTTTCTTGTAGATGTCGTTGCGGGCGTCATCGGTGAACGGCTGCGGCTCTTCCACCACCTGCGGCTCAGGCTCTGCGGCTGGCGCCTCGGGCGTTGCGGTGAGCTTTGCCTCTTCCTCGGCAGACACCGGCTCCACCTGAATCTCGTCGGTGGTCTGAATCGGGTTGCCGTCAGCGTCTACCTGCTGGGCAACATTCACATTGGGTTCATTCATCGTAGCTATCCTCTCCGGTTATCGGGTGACTGTCGAGCTCTTCTTGCGTCTGTATTTGCTTGGCTGCAGCCCTGCCGTTGTCGATTGCCTCGTTCATCCACAGGATGAGGGTGGCAGCCACTCGGGCTTCAAAGTGCAGCTTCGCCAGTTTCTCGTCCGAGAGGTTTGTGGCGTTGAGGAAAGCGGCGTTGCCGTCCTCGATGGCGGACTGTGCTCTGGCTACCAGATACTGTGCCGCCTTGTTCTTGTCGAGAAAGGACTCCATCTCCAGACCCAGCTGTATGTGGTCTGCCAGATGAACTCTCTCGTCTCCCAGCTGCCTGCGCAGCTCCGCGTCCAGCGCGGCTTCTTCCTGCTGCTCGCTCACTTACAGGATGTTCTGGGGAATCAGGTCGTAGTTCTCACGAGCCATCACACCAGCCTTGTCGTTGCCCTTCAGGTCCATCGGACCCTCCTCTGGACTACGGTCTGCTGCTGCGCCAGCTACCTTGGTTGTCATATCGAAATTCATGCGGCGGTCCTCGCGCATATCTGCGGTCTCCGCCTGCTTGATTGTGTGCGCCAGAGCCTGTTTCTGCAACTCCAGCTCTTCGCGCTCCACGCCTGCCTTCATAGAAGCCAGCTGCCTGTCGTACTGCTCGAGGCGATTCTTCATCTGGCTCATTGCCGCATCGAGTTGTCCCTTCTCTCTGGCAATCTGCAACTGCGTCTGCAGCTTCATCTGTTCGCGCTGGAGGGCGCCCTGCTCTCGAATCTGAGTGTCCTGCAGCTTGGCTTGCGCCTCTACCTGCTTCATCTCGAGAGCCTGCGTGAGCTGCTGTACCTGCTGCTGCAGCTGTGCCACCTGCGGGTTCGGTCCGTCTTTACCCAGTGACGGGAAGAAGCGCTCGCCATCGTGACCGACAGCGCCCATCACCTCGTTGACCAGCTCACCGCCGTCCAGCTCGCCCTGCATAAACGGCATATAGTCGAACACGACCTTCAGTGCCAGAGCCAGCTTCTCGATACGCTTCGCTGGGTTGGTGCTGTTGAAGCCCACGTTGACGCGGACCTTGGTGTTCTCCTTGAGCAGCTGGAGCACTTCCTTAACCGACAGCGGCGACTTCTGCCCTGTCTGGTTGTCAGTGAACATCACCTGCTCACCCACCACTCTCAGGACCGTCATGTCGGTCTCGTAGGCTGCCTCCAGTGCGATGATATGGCGCATCACCGGCTCCACGAAAGTCTCTGCGTAGGTGCGGAGGTCGAGCTCCTTCACCTCGTTGGCGGCGTCAGCTGTCAGCGACATACCGCCCACGGTCTCGTTCATCTTGCGGTTCGCCATGACGCTGCCGCCTTGGAAGCTACCGCTGAGGTCGTCCATATCCAGATTCAGGCGGTCCTGCTCCTGATACGAGCTGCCCGTGACGTCTCGGGTCTCCACTACCTTCACATCGGCATCGGGGTCACCGGTCATGGTGACTGAGCCTGACACGTTGCGCAGCAGGCTGCGGACGTCGGTCATACCACCGCGGCGTAGCAGGTAGCGCTTGTTGAGCGCCAGCTTCAGGTTGTCCAGACGCAGGTTGGCGAGGTCATTCGCCTCACTCTGCAGGCTGTCCAGCAGCTGCGGCATACCCGCAGGATACGGGTTGTGGGTCTCGATGTTGCTGCGACCCCAGACGTAGGGACGGAGTCCGTGCAGGTACACCTCGTTCAGAGGCTTCACATCAGACAGCAGGAACTCGCCGCCCAGTGTGTCCCAGCACCAGTCCTGCCCGTCGATTTTCATAATGTACCGACGGACCCAGACAATCTGGAACTCGTTGATGGCGACCTCGTTGTCGTACCGGTCCAGACGCTCATCACCCTCGCGGGCTTTACGGATGCTGTCCCAGTCCTGCTTTACAGCAGCCTTAAGCACGCCGTCGTCGAGCTGACGGTACTGCCCTGACGCCATGCGAGACTTAATCTCGTGGACGTAGGTCGGCATATCCTCGATGACATATGGGCTTGTGTTGATGGGGTCGCGCCAGTCACACGACGGGCTGACCTTGAGGTTCTCCAGCGGCAGCAGCGTGACGTTCGGGCGGTCTTCAGTCACCTCGTCCTCTATCACGGTCTGCTTCTGCACATTGCCGAAGCCGTCCTCGTACTCTTCCTCATAAGCGGTCTGCGCTGAGCTGTACAGCCAGTCCACCCGAGCGGCTACCACGCCCTGCTTGTCGGCATCCTGAAAGCCACCGACACAGGTGAGGAACCAGCTCTGGTCTTGGTCCAGTCGATAGTTCAGCAGCGCCATGTGCACCTCAGCAGCCAGCTGCTGGGCTTCATCACGGTCGTTGACCGGCGCACAGTGCACCACATCGCTGGTGCTGAAGAAGGCTACACCGACAGAAGCCTCTCGCTTCTTGATGGCGGTGCGGACCTTGGGTCTGAAAATCTTGGACTTCTTGCGGTACTGGTCGGACCAGTATTTGGAGCCCTTCGGGTGCTTACTGTTGAACAGGCTCTGGTTGCGCTCCTGCTGACGCCTGACCGAGGCATCGAACCAGTCCACCCCGTCGCGGTAGGCATCACGCGACAGCGCCATGTAATGGTCGTCGTTTTCCTGCTGGTGCTCAGGAACATCCGCGGCGTAATAACTAAAGCCGGACGCTTTGCCGGCTGTGCCTTCTTTGCCCTCTACGGGCGGCTGCTTGCTAGTCATCGACTGGGGCATCTGGGTTCTCCCTGATAGCTATATGCCGTGTCGCCCCTCCATGAGGCGCCTCGATGTCGTGCACTGCAATCTCCAGCACACCTTCCTGAATCGCTTCGGTCACGATTTTATCACGAATGCGGTTGCGGACCTTGCGGTCTTGGTCCGACTGGTCGGGCATCGGTCTGCCCAGAATATCTTTACGGCAGCGCTTCCACTGCTCGGGTGAGTAGCCGGCACGCTCCAGCCCAAAGCGCTCAAGGATGTGCCCACCGACCTCCATCGCTATCTTGTTGCGGTCGTGGTTCTGGAGCTTGTCAATCTTCTCGACCCAGCCCCATTCTCCTGACAGCCGCAGCGACAGGATTTGGACGATGCCGCCCTTCTCGTTAGGTATGAGGACCCAGCCCCAGTTCGGGTAGTGTCGCTCGAGCGCATCGCCAATATCCTTGAGTACCACCTCGAGGGTGGCGCTAACGTCGACCAGAGCGTTGGGGTTGCTAACGAAGTCTGGTACGGCGATGTTTTCGTTGTCGTCATAGTGTGCCAAGGATTTCACTCCCGTCGAAACGGTCTCTACGCGGGAAGGAGCCGGAGCACTTAACCCTGACCCATGGCTCGGGCTCGGTTTTCAGGAACTCGCTCAGGCAGCGCACCACCACAACCTCTAACGGCTCATGCAGATTGCTGTACGCCATCACCCTGATGTCGCTCTTTGGGTAATCGAAGGTCCTGATGTATCTGGGCTTGGGTGTGCCTACAGGAGCCTCGGTCTTAATCGCCGGCTCGTAGGAATCCATGTTCAGCCACACCAGCTGCCCCTTACTCATGCCGCAATCCCCAGATGCTCCTTGACGGCTGCCAGCATCTTTCCAGTGTCGGGGCGCAGGTTGCTCTGCCCATAGATAACGATGTCCGTGCGCTCTGCCACTGGCTTGTCGCGGTTCATCGTGTAATGCGAATGGACCCGCGCCGGAATGTGCGCAGGTCCGTTGTCGTACACGGTGTTGTCGTCGATGCAGTACCAGATGCTTTTCATAGTCAGGACTCTACCTCGGGTAAGCTGTCAACTCCAGCCTCAATACAGCGGACATTGCTTGCCGTACTTCTTCTCAAACTCTGCGCCGGACAGCGTCTTGGCGTCCAGCTGCTCCTGTTTCGGTACATCGAACCTGCGGTGCCAGCTCTCGCTCACTCGCTCATTGAAGGCGCGGTCCTCCGCCTGTGCCGCCAGCAGGGCGTCGTACTGCGCCTCTGTGATGAGCCCATTCATCTGCCACTCCACCCACTTGTCGTGGCTGTCAGCCTTACGCAGGAGCTCTCCGAAGGCGTCCTCGGCTGCCGCAATGCTCTTCTCGTTGGCTGGGACTTTGAGCGCCTGCGCGAAGATGGGCTTGTTCAGTCCGCCAGCCGCAATCATTCGATGGGTGATGTCGTAGCGGCTAAAGGCATCCTTGAGGCGGAGTCGCCCGAGCCTTGCCAGTACGTGATTGCGACTGTAGTTCACCGGTAATCACTCAGGTAAACGACGTTGTCCGCCTCTACCCGCTCCTCGGGTGGCTGCGGGATTCTCTCCAGCACAGCAAGCACCCAGCAGTTTCTCGCGTTGTCTACGCCCCAGCGTGCATACGCTGCCAGCTTCATCAGCTCGTGACGGTCTCCGCCCACTCTGTGCAGCAGGTCTTCCCACACCATCTCAATGACACCGCCGTCCATAGTACGACCGAACGAAGCCACCTCCTTCAGGATGCAGCCCTCCGGCACCTGCTCGTACAGCTCGTTGAGCGTGGGGTCCGTCGTCTTGGGCATGGGGAGCCAGTCCTCGTAGCCGGTCAGCATAGGTCCTCCCTGAGCCTAACCGGTCGAAAGCGGTCAAAGCGACCAAACCACCATAGCTCTCGCCGGCGATATTCGCGCTCCTGCTCTGCGAGCTTCCGATACAGCCGAGAGATGTAGTTGGTGGGCACAGTCATTTGTCGGTAACCAACCGCGGGATGATGCCGAGCTCCTCAAGGAACACCCACACCAACAGCGCGGTCAACACCAGCTGGAATGCAGCCAGTGCAAAGTTGCCGGACATCGCCAGCTCATAAAAGCTCGCGCCGAACAGCGTGAACATGATGGCAGCCACCGCTGCCCGTTTGTACTCAACCTTAATCCTAACCATCGTCGTCACCACCTTGATAGAAATTGCGATGACGGAACTCATACTCCGCCACCTTGGGTCTTCCCTGTGAATACTTGTCGGCTATCGTGCGGGCATCCATCACCTTGGTGCCGGCGTGCCCACCGCCTACCCGTCCGGTCTTATCACGACCAATGAACAGGCAGCCCAGCTGCATCGGGTCGCGGGCTCTGCTGAACGTCAGCACCGTCCCACGGCTAAACGCCGAGTGGCTCTCGAAGGATGCAGATACAGTGGCTGCACTGTCGCTAGGATTCATTAGGTGGACCGCCCTGTCGTTGTACACACCGCTCTTCGTGTTCGGTGTTGCCACTCCGCTCTCTGCGGACAGTGACAGGCAGCTTTGTGTGCCGTCCGGTGCTACGGTCCCCAGCATGAAGCGCATATCATCTTCAACGGTCTCCAGTGCAGTGGTTGCACCTGCGAACAACACGGATGCGTGATACTCGTTATCAGGGAACAGCGTGTCGAGCCTCTGGTGTGGGCTCAGGTAGGTTGGCGTAGGTGCGAAGCCTACTCTCAGGCTGTATCCGCCCATGAGCTTCAGGCACAGGAAGGTGACTGACGCATCGGCAGTGCCGGCTACCTTGGTGCAAGTGAATCCGGTGTCGGTGATGCTGCCTACCGTGAAGGTCTGCAGTGTCGGCGTTGATGCCACGTAATCCAGCTCTGCAATCATCGCGGTGCTGGTGCTGTAGCTATCACTGTTGCTTGGGCTTGCTCCGTGCTCATCGGCTGCGGCTACTGACGCATAGCTGCTGTTGCCGTAGAAGCTGACAGCCATGCTGGCGTTGTTGCTGCTCCCGCCCATGGCAGAAGGGTTGCCAAAGCACACGATGGCGTCTGGCTGGAATGTGGTGGTGATGTCGGTGGTACCGGTGCCGTTGATGGTGGCATCCACCAGCTCGGCTTGGGCTACACCTTCCTGAAACAGGGTCGAGACGTAGTCGCCCTGCGTACCCACGTTGCTGAAGTCGGTTGCGATACCGCCCTCGGTCAGTCCGGTGAGGGCTGACTCGTACAGGAGGTTCGCGCTGTTGCTCTGGTCGCCGGCACCAATGACCGCGTCGTTGCGTGATGCTGTGCCTGAGTTAGCCGCACCATCCTCAGCACTCAACGTAAAAAGGCGCTGACCGTTTCCGCCTATCGACAGACCGATGCCAACGCCTACGTGGTCGCTCTCTTGGTTCTTCTGGGCTCGTGCCCCGAGGTGTACGCCGAAGACCGGCGAAGGAAAGCCGGCGCGGGCTACATTCTCGCTGCCGGTTGCGACGGGGACCGTCTTGGTGATGGCTGTTGCTGCTTCACGCCGCACAGGCTACACCCACATCGTGATGCCGCAACTCCCTGAGTCGCCCCACCACTCGTGACCGATTACTGCCAGCGGGTCTACAGGGTCGGCGGTTTTAATAACATCAGTGGTCTTCATTTCGCTCTCCTTTGCAGTTCCCAAACACTACACGAAACACCCCTTAACTCAAGGGCTTAACGCCCTCAAAAAGTACCCGTACCTTTCACTTTTTGAAAGTTACTGGAATTTTTTGGCGGCACGCCGGCAGGACGCTACCCTCTGCTGCGGTTATAGCTCTCCGATGCTCGTCAGCACCCCTATGCCCTTTCCGCCACGGTCACCATGCTCGCAAGGTGCCGCTGTGTGTCTGCGTTCCACACCGCAGCGTGCCATTAACTGAATCAGGGTTTGTGGCAGCAGGAGACCACCGAGACCGCTTTGTTCGCTTAAATGCCGGTAGCGAACCGACTGCGCCCTGCTTCTTGTCACTGACGCCTGCTCGTGAGCTCTTCAAAAGGCGCCGGCAGTAACCCCAAACCGATGCAATCGCTTAGAGAGAACCCGCTACTTAACGCTACTCGCGGTCGTACCCCAGAACTCTTAGACCATAACAGAGCCAGCATTTCGCCCCGAAGGGCTTCTGGGTGCGTCTGGGCGCTTTTGCCTACACCTACGACGGTGCAGTTGCTTCGCGGGGTCTTTCTAAACAATCGTAAAGGTGTGGAAGGGCTGAGACTACACCCAACACTGGAGCCGCCTTTGAGACCGTACCCTTTCGGTTAATCTCGTGTCCACCCCGCCAAGGCAGGGTCCGTACTCCACGACAGCCAATTTCTTTTACAGCGCTGGCGATAGCCCTGTTCTACCGAGCATCTCGAAGTTCGTCCTCTTACCCTGCGCAGCTAACGCCGAGTATTTGGGCTCCCCTCAATCCCGTCGGACCTTGGAGGTCGTCTGGTAGGTCATTACCCGTAGGCTGACCGTTATGCCGCTTTTGCTCTGGCACCGACAGGCGTCTTTCCATTTTCGCATTAACGAATTAATAGTTCGTCGCTAAGGGTGGACTCGAACCACCGACTGCTTGCTTTCAAGGCAAGAGCTCTACCAACTGAGCTACTAAGCTAAGCATATCTACGACGAGCGCCTGCCTGTGCCTTCACTGGGTTGCCCCAGCAAAATAACACCCGACGTCTGTTTTCACCTGACGGCTACTCACGGTTCTGGCGACTCACGGCGTTACCCGCATTCCGCATTTGCAACTGGTCTGGCGCCCTCGGCTATCAACCTTGAACCTCCAGTCCTACCCCTTACTCATCGCCAGTTCGCTGCTTTTGAGCGCACCTATGGCTTCTCACGCCATCGGAATCCAGCCAGAGTTACCCACCTTCATCCTTTTCAATGCAGCAGCTTCGCCGGTCCGGTCCGCCTTTTACGAACCCCGTGCCCTGTAAGCACGCTGAGCGAGGCTTGCATGGTCTGACCACCTTGGTGGCGGGTACGTGTATGCCCGTATCCCTTTGACCGATATCACTACCGGCTATCCACGCCATGCCGCGTCTGTCTCATCAGTTTTGCTGTTCCCGCGTGAGCCGAAGCCCGTTGGGTTCACCGCTTCGTCTGAGACGAATGTCGCTGCCGAAGCAGCGATTAAGGAGCATTATACTGTCCAGTGGCTGGAAGTCAAGCCTTTGGACTTAATAATTCAAAATAATCTTCGCGCTCCCACTGACGCTTCTCAATCACCTTGCCGGAGGCGTCGGTGTGAACGGCGGTCTGGCGCACTATCTTCGCGCCACTGGTCGTCTGGATGTACTGCGTAAACCCGTAGTAGGAGTCCAGTCCGACGTCTGCGCCATCGAGCGCAGCCTTAATGCTCTGGATGTGTTCCAGTGTCAGCTCGCTGTCGGACGCTAACTTCGGAATCAGCGGGGTCACAAGCGCCGCGCCGGCACCCATCAAAAACATTCGTCTATTCATCGCTATCTCTCGGTGGCGGGTCGAGCTGCTCGCCCACCTTCTCGAAGTTAATGTTCTCGCCGCAGTACCAGCATTCCGCTGGCGCCGCAAAGCAGACCTCTCTGCCCTCGACCGTCAGCGCGTGCTCTGACTTAATCACCGCACCCGCCACGTACTCGCTCTCCTTGTACTGAAACGCCTTGCCGCCGCACTTCGTGTGCTTCAGCATCACGTAGCCTTCTTCCGGCTTGGCGAACGCATTGATGTGTCCACGCTCGTACTGGTCCCTGTTCACCTGTCTGGGCTCGTCACCCTTCCCGCCTACATACGACCTGCTCAATGCGCTTCCTCCACCTGTCTGGCTTTCAGCGTGACCCGCATCAGCCCCTCGTTCCACCGGACGATTGCCGGCAACGGCTTGTCCTCAAGGTCGACCTCCGCCGCCGCTAAAAGGACGCCGTCCATGGCGTCAAACAGCACAACGTGCTTCGTCTCGCGGGCTCTCGGGATGTCAGGTATCTGCACCGACAAGCCTGCGGCAAGCACTCCATCGACAAACTGAAACACGCCCAGCGGATTCCGCCCCACCTGATACAGAGCCGGAACGTCGCTCATCGTCATATCAAGGTCAAAGGCGGGCTCGTAGCCGCCCGTACACAGCGCCACACTGATGTGGTACGCGCCGTCAAGCCCTCGCTTGTTCACTAGCGCCTGCGCCGAACCATAAGTGAACAGCGTGCTAGGCTCTCTGGTTGCGCCTACAAAGCCGTCTGGCTGCAGCCCGAACCAGCCTAGCACTGTCGCCACGAAACCCAGCCCTAGGACCAGCAGGACGCCCGTAGTGGCGCCTGCGAAGAAGATTAACCACGACACGCCTAGCCCTCCGCCGGATAGCGGGGCTCAGCAAAGCCGAGCTCCAGTTTGAACAGCCGCAAAGCTGAATCAGGCATGGGCAGGTAGCTGACAGACTCGGGGTCCGCCTTCCACGCAAAGATGTATGTACGCGAATAGCCGGTAATATCCTGAATGAATGGGACCTCCGCCTTTCGCTCCTGTGAGGCAAGCAGCTCCTTGAAGCGGCGGGTCTTCAGCAGCTTCAGGAATTGCTTGTTGTTTTGGTCTTTTACTTTCATGGGCGCCTAGAATAAGTGCAGTCACTGGACAATACAAGGGCTGTACTTGGTTATTCGTACTCGGGCTCGAACGCATCAGGGTCTGAATAGCTAGAGCCCATGCTGGTTTTGGACGGAACCTCCTCTGCGAAGGTCATAGCCAGCGCGTCGCCGGTGTCCGGTGATGCCACGCCACGCTTCTCCATATCCTCCTTGCGCTCCAGCCTCATGCGCATGGCGATGTCGTACTCGTACTGTGGCGCAATAAGGTCCTCCTTCAGCGGGTTGTCGCTCGGAATAGCGCCGTGCCCCTCTATCCAGCGCTTCATCCTGTACCACATCAGGATGCGCTGGTTATAGAAAATCTTGCCATCCCAGCCCTTATTGCTCAGGCGCTCGCCGGCATACACAGGGACCACATTGTCGTAGCCCAGCTGTACCAGCAGCAGATACACGCCATGCCCGTGACCGTTGGCGTCAACGAACACGATGTCTGGGGTAAATTTGTTGATGGCTTCCGCAATCCTGCCAGCAATCGAGGTGTGATTGCCCTCTCGGAACCGAATGATGTCGGGGAACATGACGTTACCCTGCCGGCGCACAATGACGTTCTCGGCGGTGCCATACGAGCCGATGTCGATACCCATAATCTTCGGCAAGGACACAGGCAGCTTCCGCGGGTCGGCGTAGCGCTCGCTCTTCGGGTCGCCGCGGTCCTCCGCCTTTTCGACGTCGTAGATACTGATGAGCTGCTTGGCGCCGGTCGATGGGAACTCGCCGCGAACACGAACCTTCACGAAGTCCGAGTCGATACCGTAATCCTCAATCCACTCGGCAATCTGGTTCTGGTCCGCCATCTTGGCGTTGCGGCTGTCCACCTGATAGGTGACCCAGCGCCGGCGGAACTTCGTCCAGCATTGGCGGAAGCGAGTGGAGTTATCGGTCGGGTTACCAAAGGCGAACCACATCGCGCCGGCTGTCGTCATGGCGCCCTCGGTCACCTCCCAGATAATGGAGTCAATCTCTGACGCCTCATCCATGATGACCAGTACGTGCGCCTCGTGAGTACCGGCGAACGCTGATGAGTTGCTGGCAGACCATGGCACCGCGGTAGCGAACCATGTCGCCTCCCTGCCCTTGCGCTTCAGCTGTGTTGCTGTGTGCTGGAACCAGTGCCCGATAAGGCAGACGTCGTTCCACTTCGCCAGCTCTCGCCACGTTTTGGTGGTCAGCTGGTTCTGGGTATTGGCGGTCACTACCACCTGCGGATTCGGTCGGGTAGCCATGAACCAGATGATGAGCCATGCCACCAGCGCCGTCTTGCCGACACCGTGACCCGACGTCACCGCCATCCTGATGGCTTGCTCGGCGGGAAACCCCGCCCTGATTAGTTGCCCCAGCTTATGGAGGAAGTCGCGCTGCCAGTCGTCTGGACCGTCGAACGCGGCTAGGGGCGTGCCCTTCTCTCCCCACGGAAACACGAACAACACGAACCCCAAGGGGTCCGCGTAAAAGTCCAGCATCTTCTTACCAAGGTCTCGTTCAACCTCCTCGTCCGGTGAGAGGTCCGAGGCTGCCTGAGCCATTGGCTACTCCGTTACGGCATCACGCTCGTGATGTTTGATGTTCCTGCGCCAGCGCCGGCGGTGTTACTGCGCACCGAGCCCTCGCCCACCTTCAGGATGTTGGTCGTCGCGCCAGCGGCGTTGTCGTCAATGGTTGTGACGTCGATAAAGCCCACCATCGCGTTCACGGTGGCGGAGCTGTCGTTGTTAATAAACGTAGTGGCGCCAGAGTTCACCTGCACCACGCGACCCACCCGAACCGACAGGTCGCCAGCGCTTCCCTCGAAGGTAATCAGGTCGTGGGCTGTGGTAATTACCGCGCCCATCAACACGCCGATATCCAGCGTCAGGTTGCCATCGTCTGTGGCGGTTGACCCGCCAAACAGGCTGCCGCTACCACCGGATTTAATCGCCATCGGGGTTTCCACGATAAGGTGATTAACCTGCGTGTGATAAATAGCCGGACCGCTGGAGCTTGCCTCAATACGGTTTGCGCGAATCACGTTCGTTGACGAAGTTGGTGCAGACCCCGAGATGGTGATGCCGTTGCCTGTCGAGTCGTTCAGAACAAGGTGAACATCAACGATGCAGCCACCGCCCAGCGTAAGGTTGCGCAACCGACTGTAGGGCGCAAACAGCCATGTGTAATTCGGCAGCTGCAGCCCCTGCTCACCACCGAAGTCGACGGCATCGGTCACCACAATGCGATTGAGGGTCTGGCTATCGCCAGCCTCAAAATATACCCCGACAAGCTCGATTGCCTTCTCGAGCGTCTTCACCGCAGTCTCCGGCGAACGCCCGTCGGCATTGTCATCACCGCCGGAGCGGACGAAGACCGTTCGCTCCGGAATCACGTTGTAGCTCGGGTCAGGAACCTGCCCCTTTCGGCTTAATGTGTAGGTTGGTTGTCCTTGCATCTTGCTCTCCTTTTACCCGCCGTTGTACAGCTCTGTCACGTAAGCATACCAGTCAGAGATGTTGAGGCAGATGATGTCTCCATTGTTCTGAAGCTCCGCGAGCTTCTCGATGAAGTCCGCCATGTCGTCCTTGTGGAACGAGGTTGTCCCAAGAAAGGTCCTGTTCGTAGTGTCTGGATTGGTCGCGTCCAGAATCTGGTGCATATACAGCAGCTGCGGTGCACCGCTGTTTACAATGGTGTGCCCCAGCGCATTGTCGAGCAGCTGTGAAAGACGGTCCGCCGGCGACGCAGAGCCCTCGATGCCATACCCCTCGATGTGCTCGGGGTTGAAGGTGCTGTACACACTGGGGTCGAACACGCCAAACTGCGGGTAGCTGGTTCGACGCAGCTTAAAGCCCTCCGCCTGCATCAGCGGTTTCAGCGCGTCGTGGTAGGTCTGGTTGGGCTTGATTCTGTTCGCTGGAAACACGTAATAATCAATAGCCCTGTTCAGGTTCAGCGTCTCCGACATATATCGCCTGTTGTAGAGAATGCCGTCCTCCGCATCGCCCTCATCTAGGTCCCAGCTCATGCCATTGCTGGCATTAACAAAGTTCGCGTCCTCCTGAGTTGCGCTGCCATGCACGCAGAGGTCCCAGCCGGCGGCATACATCTCGGTGGTATGCTCAGAGTCCAGATACGCGGGCGTATCAATCTTCTCACGAATCACCGGCACGCTCGCCGGAATGCCGTGATGCTTCATGCGCTCAAAGGAAGTGAGCGAGCCCAACCCGTCGCTGTTGTCGTGGCTGTATGCGTAAACGCCGTCGTACCCGTCATCGAACATCAGGGCTACCGGCACCGGCGAAATACCGCCACCATAGGTAATGCCACCGAACTTCCACGACCGACTCAGGGTCCACACATCGCCTGACAGGGTGATGCGCACAATACCGTCTGACGGGTCCCAGTGCCCGCTGGAGCCGGCGACCCAGCCCTCACCGCGAACAGGACAGAACCCATCTGCACCATAGCTGGCGTCTTCAAGCCATGACGGCAGCAGTCGAATCGGGCACCAGCCGTCCTCCTTGGAGAACTCGCTGATGGTCAGGGTAAAAGAGCTGCTTTCGTTGTAGTCGCCACTGTTGCCATAGACCGTAATGGTCAGCGAGCGACTGCCCAGACCCGCCCATGCGCCAAACTGCATCCAGAAGGTCAGGGGCTTTGTGGTGTCGGGGATGGCGAACGGCGTGCCGAAGTCCCGCGTAATCGTGGACGTACCGCCGTCGTAGTAATAAATCATGCCGCCGCTGCCGAAGAGGCGGGCGGAGCTATCCTCTAACCAGAACCCGTTGTCTCGTGTCCAGTTCGCCACGTTCGCATCATCCACCAGCTCATAGGGCAGCTTGGTCAGGGGGTTCTGATTCCCGCCGCGGTTGGTCCGACGGACATGACCAAACCCCTGAGAGAAACTCCCAGAGGGTCTCAGACTGGTCTTTACCGCGAAGGACATTACCGAATCAGCTTAACGGTTTCGATGGTGCCAGAGCCGCTTACGCTCCAGTCAATCTCCAGACCGTCCGCAAGGTCAACCGAATAAACACCATCGGCGGTGTAAGCCATGCCATTGATGTCTTCCAGTGCGTCGCTGGAGCCGGCGACTCTGCCAACTGCCTGAAGGGTCTGCCCCGCGTCCAGCCCGCTGATGTACAGGGCGATGGGGCGTCTGGTTTTGTTGAACTCACGCACCGACTGGGTGTTGGTCTGCGCGTAGGATGAGGTGAGATTGGTCCACTCCATGGTGGCGTTTCTCGCTGGTACTGCTCGTGTGGTCATCTGTCTTTCCCTAGAAGAGTATCTGTGTGACCTCCCACAGGGCGTACCAGAAGCAAATTACCTGCACGTACTCGAACGCCCTGTGAGCCATCCGCAGAGACTGGCACGATTTCTGGGTCAACTCAAGGGGTTAAAGCGGGGGCTCCGGCGAGCCCCGCGCAGGGGACTCGCCGGCTCGGACGATAGCCCCCTATCCGGTCATGGCGCGAGGGTGCGACTGAAAGCGGGCTAGTGCCACGCTGTCGTATGCCTCGCTCTTCCAATACTCACCTACGAGCTCGATTTCACCGCCGGCTGGGTCCAGCCCGAACAGGTCAACGGGACTACGCACGTACACAGCAGCATCTGGATGCGCATTCTGCTCACGCATCCATCTGCGGTACTGGTCGTAGTTGCCAGCTATGACATATTTGCGGTACATCGGCTTGTGTGTCTGTCCACTCATTGAACCAGACCTTAGTCCAATTACTGCATCAGTGCAAGCCGAAACCATTACGCCCCCTCCTCTATGAGATTGCCTTCCTCGTCGTACAGGTTGCCGCCCTCCAGCCTGCCCAGCTCCCTCATGCGAGCCACGCCCTTCTCAACCATGTCGGCAGCATCAAACCTGTGGGTTACCTCGACCTTGTCGGTCAGCATATGAGCCGCCCGCGCCATACTGTCGACCGCCTTCTGCGGGTCGACCAGCTCGAACTGAACGTCCTCGTTGATGGCTGCCTCCTCGCCCTCGTCGCCAACCACCACGGTGCGCTTTATCTTCAGCTTGCGCAGATTCTGCTGCATCCCTACTGGCAGCTGGCTGAGGTTCTTGAGCTTGAGGGACTTTGTTTCCTCGTCGTAATCGAGGTAGTCCATGACGTTGGCGTTGGCGTGTTGAATCCACTTGCCAATGATGAAGTCTGCTTCCAGCTTCTGGTCGTCGTGCAGCTGCTTCGTGAGCGCGGACACGTACCGCTGGGTGTCTGGGTGGTTTAGAATCTTGCAGCCCTCGACTGCGGCTGTCTTCGCGGTGACTTTGGGACTCATCTCCCTGTACGCAGCCGCCGCGTTGCAGTCGTTGCGCAACCAGAGCAGAGCGAATCGGCGGCGGCGCTGGTCATCCTTCTTGGCTTTCGCCACCGCCTTGGCGGTCTTCGCCTTCTCCAGCGCCTTGGGCTGCGGGGCACTCTTCACCACCTGCTGCCCTTTCTGTTGTGCAATCAGCTCCCTGAGCCTTGGCTGCGACATCCTGTCCTCCTAATAGGTCGAAGGGGTGGACCAAGGAGGTAGGTCCACCCCTTCTACCAGTCGGTGCATGGGGGTGTTGAGGGAACAGCGACCTTGAAATGGGTGTGGGGTCGTGTGTCCACCGACTGGATAATCTAACTATAGCAGAGGATACACCCTCTCATCAAAAGCTGTAGCAAACTCCCGAACAACCTGCTTGTATTCAACACCGTCCGCCTCTTTCTGCTCTGCCTCCCGAGCAATCGCGGTCGCCTCCGCCACCACTTTGTCGAGCAGCTGCTGCTCGAGCCCTTTCTGCTTGCAGATGATGTCAAAGATTCTCCGGTTGGCGTACCGCTGGTGAATCGACTGATTCTCTGTCGGGTCGGTCAGCTTCGCCGGCTCGTAGCTGCTCGGGTCCGCTGCCTTAGCGAACCTCACGAACTTCGGCAGCGACGGCGGGTGCTCCCCGCCCTCCTCAATCAGTAGCTTAAAGGCGTGCTGCGCCTGATACGGCTTCATCGACACGATAGCCGCGGTCCACATCTCGTTGGGCACATCGCCCATCAGAGACGTCCACCGCTCTCCGTACATCTCCGCCATGCGGACCCACACATCAACCGGCGTCATCCAGCACCTCCGGTATTTTCATAATCAAGTGGTCGACCTTCTCCAGCTGCCCCGTCTTCCGGTAGCTGGCATATATCGTCTTCAGGTGCCACTCCAGCTCGTTATACATATGCTCAATACCATGGATATGGTCGACATACGTTCGCGCTTCCTGCAGCTCCCTGCGCAGCTTGGCGTTACGATAACCGCCCACCATTGCTCCGACCGCCAGCCCCACCAGAAACCCCATGGTGGGTGCGACAATCGCTATCAACTCGATGACGTCTTCAGCACTCACAGCAGCCTCCGGTTGTCTGGGCTCACATCAATCACGCTGCCGCCCTCCTGCGCCTTTCGGCGGATTCGGTCGGCAGCCGACTCTCTCTGTGGCTCTGGGTCAGGCTCATCCTCGTACCCCTCCCAGTGCTGGGACGGTCCAAAGAAGGTCTGCGCCTGCTTAATAAAACAGCGCCGCCATTTGGGGCGCTGTGATTCTCTTTCAATGTGCCTCGCGTAGGCGATGGTGCCGGCGAGGATTTCCTCGTAGGTCGCGTGACCCTTCTGGATGTGCCGCTCAATCAGCTTGCGGCTCTTCCCCTTCAGGTTTCCCTGTCGCTTCGGGTACTGCGCCCACAGGAAGTCGAATTGCTCGTCGTTCACCGCTACATACTCCAGTAAGTTTCGGTGCTCGGGTCGCAGCAACCACCGACTTCGGACCGGCTAATCTTCACCGGACCGCCGCTCATCAGGCTGCGTACCACCACCTCTTCGCTGGCGAGCTTCACGTACTCTTCCAGCGACATCACGCGACAATGCTTCTTCGTATAGTCGCAGACCTTGTACCCGTACCGGTCATGGACCGGCGGGCAGTGCCGTTCTGCGGTGCCTTTGTGCTTGTAGCGCTTCAGCGCCTCCACCCGACCGTTCGGGTCTGGAGACACAAAGGCTACAATCCAGTTCTTCCCCTCATCAGGGTGCTTTCCTATGTATGGCATATCGCCCTCCTTACCCTAAATAAATCAAACCAGAGCTGCTGGCTCGGTAGTTCTTCCAGCGGTTGTATGACTTTCCGTCAGAAAGCAGCTCTCGAATCTCTTCGTCGCTCTTCATCCGCGACTCGACCTCGCCGTCGACAAGCTCGACGTTGCTGCGATAGGTCCAGACCGCATCCGGATACTTGCCGTCTACCGCCTTGCCGCTGGGTGAAATTCCGATGCTGACTACGGTCTTATGGTAGCCGTACTTCTTCTCGGACATATAGAACACGACGCCTTCGGTGCCGACCGGCGCCTTGCGTCCCTTGACTACTTTGACCCGACTGCCTTTGACAATCCGCGACGCCTCGTTCCGGAAGTATGACTTCACTGGCTCGAACATCGCTTCTGCCGCCCACTTCTCTGCCTTGGCTTTGACCTCATCGGTCGCGTCGACCGTTGCGCTGCCGTCGCTCCAGAAGCGTGTGGTGGCATACTCGACGTTGGTGAGTTTCCCCTCCTCGTCGTCCCACACAATGGCGTAAAAGTCGGAGTCATCGTAGTAGTTGCGTTCGCGGGTCTCGAGGACCGCACCGACGTATGCCGGAGCGCTGTCGCCCTTACCGCTGTTGAATACTACTGGCATAGTGCCTCCTTAATTAGTCGGTCCCATTACCGACAAAACACATTGTATCAGTTCAGTGGCTGGATGTCAACCAGCGTTCGCTGAGTAGCGAGCAAGCAGCACTGGGTGCAGCTTCTCGTAGCGCTTCATCAGGCTCGGCGGTGCGCCATCCCGACCCATGTTGTCCTCCACATCCGCCAGCTTCACTCGCACCGCAATCGGGTTCTCGAGCACTCGGCTGATGTACTCACTGTGGGTCTCGTGGTTGCGCTTACTGATGGCGTCGACTGCCTCCGCGACCTCAACCCCGTAGGCGTTCATAACCTCCGCCAGCGTCAAGGGAGTGTCCTCCACCGTGTCGTGAAGGACCGCGACAATCATGCCGACGTAGTCGTATTCGTTCCGCGCCTTAACGCGGTTCATCACGCTCAGCGGATGCAGGATGTAGGGTCGCCCCATCTTGTCCTCATCGCCCTCGTGCATCGTGGTCGCCAGCATCACAGCTGGGGTGACCAAGCTCTTGTAATCATGGTTCATGGTTCCTCCTTAGTAGAATTAGTGCGGGGGTTGCAGCACTTTACCGGTTGTATGACGTCGCCCGCGCAGGGTAGAAGTAATCCTAAAAGCCCCTGCGACCGCACCGGTAGTAGCAACACTGCTTGGGCTATTTCGGGCGGAGTTCCGCCGCGATGATGCCCCCGCTCACCACCGCAAGGAGCGCGGTGTGGGCGCTTGTTAGTGCAATATGTTTTCGTCGGGGACCGGTCCCAGAAGAAGCTCTTCTGGCGGCGGCGGTCCGCCGTTCACGCCTATCCTTTCGCCGCATCGTGAGCACTCGAAGACCCTGCCTACCATCGCGTCGGGATTTATCCGACCGAGGTACAGTTTGTTTCCGCACTCACAGATTATGTGCGGGCAGCGGTCCGATGCTAGCTTGATTTTACTTCTCCTCCTTTTCGTCGATGCTCACCTCGGCGGCGATGATTGCGATGCTTCGATTCAGGTACATCATCAGTCCGACCGATGAGTAGGCTGCGGAGCCCTCCCCATCCGCCTTCGCGTACTTCTCGAAGACCGTGAATGCCTCGTCCGCGTCAGCTGGCGCCTCTGCGAACATCTTACAGTAGCCCATACTGTCGGCTACCGCTTTCTTCTCCGGCGACAGCGCCTCGTAAAGCTCGCCACCACCCATGTCTAAAACTTCGTATGCTGCTTCAGTCATAACAACCTCCTCTAGCTGACGGTCATCCCGTCGTTCTTAATACCATCCACAATGGCGCCGATGTATCGCGGCTCTACTGGGATGGACCTCTCGCTGGCGTAGTCGGGGATATCAATGTTCTCCTTCGCCCACGCCTTCGCTTTGTCACTCCACGGAACCAGAATCACAAGACTCATGCCCGCGGGGTTAATAATGAAATCAGGACCGTTCATACGCCTTCTCTTTGATGTTTGGGAAATATCGCTCAACAGTCTTCATCGCTACGTCGACTCGGTCCCGAGCCAGCCTCAAGTCCATCCTGACTGGCGCGTATGCTCCCTCTGGAAGCTCCGCTATCGACTTGCTATTCAACAACATATCGAGAGACTCCTTGTTGATTCTCAGGCTTTTGTAGCCAGAAACAATCAGGTCCTCGTCGTAGATACTCACATCACCTCCTTTGTTTCGTCGGTCCCATTCCCGACAAACACAGTATAACAGTCCAACTGCTGGATGTCAAGAATGGCGTTCTTTGTACTCGTCCACCGCCTTGTCGAACTCCCGAGCCGCCCTATGAGGCTCGTCCCAGAGACCGTTCTCGGCAGCCCAGTTGTCGAGGTCGACAGGCATCCCGCAGTAGTGGCAATGCCCGTCGTTCTCGGCTACGTGATGGCAGCTGCGCCAGTTACGCATCCTCCACCTCGAGCGCCACCTTCTCCGCCATGTACCAGACCAGCAGGTTCTTGCGACCGGTTGGGGTGTCGGCGTCATCGGCTCGGTTGAATCCGGCTATCATGGCGCTGGTGTTCTCGTACCCCAGCGACTCCGCCTCCTCCGACAGCGCCCCCATTATCTCGACCTCGTACTTGTCGTACAGAGCGACAGTGTCGCTGTAGTAGGTGATGTACGGATAACCTCCATCCGCGCCGTGGCTGGCGATGTCTGACAGGCTGTCCTCCAGCTCTACCTTGAAAAACTCGGCTATCGAGTCATAGCCATCCCATGCCTTTGCTTCTGGCATTACACCTCTCCTAGTTCGTAAAGAAATTCGTCAGCCAAGATGTAACCGAAGTGGTCAACGTAGCCGCTCGGGTCAGTCACATAGCCCTTGAACACAGCCTTTTTGCCAGACACCTTGCCCAGCTCTTTCTTGGCGTTAGCCTTCGCCTCCTTCAGGGTATCTCCGTACCCGTATACGTGGGGTCCGACCACGATAATTTTTGCCTTGTTTTCTGACATTTATCCTTCTTCTGGTGGTTTTGGTTTGGGTCCCTTCCCGCTCTTGTAGGCGATGTAGTCGTCATACACTGCCTTGTTCTCGGGGCTTTCTTCGGATGCGGCTCGCAGCTCCTCGCTGTCCGCCTCGCCGGCTTTGTAGTGCCGGTGGTCGTCACTCATGTGATACCACCAGTCGTGCTTCTCAAGCCGGCTGTACAGTTCGATTGGTTTCACGTGGAACCCTCCTGTGTCACTGAGCCCATTCCCAGTGCACAGCGATGATACCAGTCCAGCCCTTGGATGTCAATAGCCGCAACCTTGAAGCCGGCTTTAATGTGTAAGGTTAAAGTTGGGTTGAAGGTGACAGCGCAGCAGGAAGCCGCTATCCTGAAAAGACAAAGCCCGCTGTGAAAGCGGGCTTCGACCGAGCGAAAGTTTGCAGACCGACCTCGGGTTTAGGGTTCCATTATCCCATAATCCGCCTTCGATTCAAACACTTTTCTCGGTCCCAGTTCGGGGCAGAGGCTGCGTAATAAACAGGCGCAGAGACCGGAGTCGACATCCGCCATGCCCCCCTCGGGAGTCTCTAGCCGAAGAGGGACAGCAGTCGCTACTGTATACGACACTAGGGAGCACCACCGCTGATGCTGCGGTTGGTCGCGTGTGCCCGATGGTTATTGACTTTCAGAGACTTGACATCCAGTGGCTGAACCCTTATACTCTGGGTTGTGGGTAATGGGACCCGCACTGGAAAAGGAGGTTGATATGGCTGGTTTGCTTTCAGCTCTAATCATCGCGTCGGTTCTCGCTTCTCTCTACCTTGAGCTGGACGAATCGTCGCTTTCATACAACTCGGCACTGCTTGCCGACGCCGCGGGGTCCTTAGCATGAACGGATACATCGCGCACTACGGAGGGAAGAAGGCTGAGATTTACGCCCCCTCACTCTACGAAGCCAAGAAGAAAGCCATGCACGAGCTGTCTGTCCCACTGACAAAAATGGGACTGCTCTCAGTGGCGCTCGCTGAAGTCGACGGCGAGCCTGTTATTCACGACGGCGCTTCGATAGCGCCTTACTAGGAGGAGACACCATGACCCCAATGTCTATGAGCGAATATCTTATGTGGGAGCGGGTTGGGATTCGCCCCGCGGACGCCGAAGATGCCGGCATCCCTGACAATGTCGCCGGCGATAGCGAAGAGGAGGAATCGTGAAGGATATCGGAATAGACCCTCTGGGCGTGATTAACTCGAATGAGTGGAGGCTCGAGAACAACCGCAAGAGAGCCATGAGGGCTGCAGAAACCATCGAGAAGCTGAAGGAAGAGCTGAGGCTTCGCATCATTAACGACAAGAAAGGAGGAGTTGGAATTGCGTCTTAACTATCTGAAAGAGAACGGACTGGTTCTCGCCATCTTCGACATTCCGGCGGACTATGCCGGCGGTGTTGTGCTGGCGAAGCTGGACGGCAAGTTTGTGGTCTGGAGCTTTAACGCCGAAGGCAGCCTGTTCTGGGGCAAATACTTCCCAGTGAGCGAGGGCTCGAACGGCGAGGCTGAGCGAGCAGAGGCGGAGGAAGCCTTCAAGAAGAAGGTCGCAGACAACCTGCCCTACGGTCGACTGGGCGTCTACGAATTACCGAAGGAGGCGTAGCGTGGACTACCTTTACAAGCTACTAGCCAAGCCCACGACCGTTAATGTCGGGCTGAGCGCCGACACTGTTGACATCCACCTCGCTGAGTTCGTCTTCAAGCCACTGTCGCCCTACGGGTTTCGTGGTGAGGAGAACGAGAAGGTCAACCGGCGCATCATGGCTCGGAAGTACCTGCCAACGAAACGAGCTTGGGACCGAGCCGGAATTAACCCTAACGGAGCCTTCTTTGCTACGGAGCTGAAGGACGGAGCACTCGTCTACAAGCTGAACCGCAGCGAACCGATGTACTACGAAGAGTCCGACCTCGGCAGGAAGCGAGCGCCGATAGTTGGCGCCCTAATGATTGCGGCAAGCGGGACCATGCGAATCTACAACCCGTCCACTGTCGACTACAACGACTACAAGGCAGCCATCAAGGAGAACCCCAGCTATGTCAAAGCCGCTTAAGCCAGACGTCAAGGCAATCCTCCTGCGGAACCTCAAGAGGCGCCGCAAGGAAGGAATCTCGGAGGCTCGCAACGAGCGCTACCGCAAAGCCTTTATCAACGCCAACCCAAAGTAGTTGACGTCCAGCCTCTGGACTGGTAAGATGACTGTGCTGGTAATGGGACCAGCCAAAAGGAGAAGCTAGTGAGCAACAACTATATCGACATCGAAAACGCGAGGCGGCATCGCCGTAGGCGGCGCCAAGAAGGCAGTAACACTACTAAAGAAAGGAGGTGAATAGTGGCACGATTTTACGCAAGCATTAAAGGCAGCCGCGGCGAAGTATCGCGGCTCGGCGGCAAGTCGAGCGGAGCTACGGCTGTCGCTGCAGGCTGGGGTGGCGCCATCAAGGTCGAGCTCTCGGTCCGAGAGTGGGAAGGCAAGGAGGTCGACTGGTACACGGTCTGGATGACGCCATGGAAAGGCAGTGGCGGCAGCTCGGTCAAACTGACCGAAGGCGTCCTCGATGCAGTCGAGCGCGACATCTACTGTAAGGGCGGAATGCCCACCTGCTAAAAGGAGGAACCATGGGACACAAACTACACAATGCACTGGAGCCGGCGGGCGGCAAGCACAACCGCTACTGCGGTCCAGCTGCGATAGCCGCCATCACCGGCATGACGACCGGCGAGGCGGCAGCCGAAGCCAGAGCAGTGACGGGGAAGCCGTCCATCCGAGGGATGTACTCGTTCGACCTCTTGCACGTACTGCTTCGCAACGGGTTCTCGTCGAAGGGCACCGAAAGTTACCGGCGAGGCAAAGGACCGACGCTGAAGCGCTGGCTGGCGGACCACTACGACGGCACCGCCCTGTGCGTGGTGCGGACCACCACCCACTTCTGGGCGATGAGCAACGGCGAGTTCGTCGACACCTACTTCCGGATGCCCAGCCCACTCGATAAGGTGCACTCACCAAGGGCTCGGGTGATGGACGTCTTCTATCTGGAGCCACCAGCAGAGGAGGTGGCGGCATGATGGAGACTCCTCCGAAGCCGGTGGTGCTGGACTGGTACTGCCCGTCCACACCACCCACGCTAACCCTGCCGGTTGACCCAGAGCGGCTCAACCTGCGAAGCCCGCTGCTGCAAATACTGCTGACGACGAACAGCGGCGGCAAGGACACCTACTGCACCACGGGCTACTACAACTGCCGAGAGGGCGTCTTCCTGATACGCGGGTTCGAGGACTACTGGGACCCACTGCCGATGGAGCACATGGTTGCATGGGCATACGCCCCGACCTTCCGAGCCCCAAGCAAGGACCGGATTAAGCCGGTATCAATACCTCTCCGCCCCTTGACATCCAGTGGCTGAACCCCTATACTAACCATGTCAGCGATGGGGCTGACTCAACGAAGGAGGTTTTATGGCTAAGTATCCAGACATCAATGTGAAGCTGGTCGGAGAGAGCGGCAACGCCTTCTCCATCATCGGTCGGGTTCGCAAGGCAATGAAGCGGGGTGGCGTCGACCCCGCAGAGATTGAGAAATACAGCGACGAAGCGATGAGCGGCGACTACGACAACGTGTTGTCGACCACCATGAAGTACGTCGAGGTGTCCTGATGGACAAGTGGGTAATCTGCAAATACTGCAAGGGCGACGGCAGCGAGCTGCGCGGCGAAGCCGGCGACAAAGTTCGGGTCAGCTGCAAGCCATGCCGCGGCACCGGCAAGATGCGGAAGCTCTCTGAGGAAGAGGCAGCCGACATCATGGAAGCCCGCCGGACCTACTGCGCCGAAATGGGCATCGCCCGAGGCACCGCAGACTACGACTACATTATGAAAAACGGATAGGAGGTGATATGAAATATCGTGTTAATGGGCTGCGCTACTTCTCCGAAGAGGACTCCTACCTAGAGGGTTGCCTTCCGGAAACTGGGCGGGTCGCAGACTACAACATCGAGTTTACCGGCGACTCTCCGGAGGAGGTGAAGAGCAGCATCATGGACCACTTCTTGGTCGACAATGATGCCATTGATATCGACTCTTGCGGCGACGACCCAAGCCGAATCGACATCGCCCGAATGGAAGACGAAAGCGGGCTTTTAGCCAGCGAGGAAGAGCTGGAAGCCTTTAAGAAAGGTGAAATGAAACTTTACTACGCGGTCTACACCGGTTTCCTTGAGAAGGTCGATACCGCCAACTGGGACAACTAAGGAGGAGTAATGAGCAAGATTAAAGACGCACTGAAGAAGCTACCCAATCTCTACGAGATGGACGCCAAGCCGGCGAAGGCGCCGGCAGTTAAGTTATTCAACGCCTACGGAGCCGGCACATGGTTCGTATCAGAGTACAACCCTGACACCGGAGAGGCGTTCGGAATCGCGGACCTCGGCATGGGGTGCCCTGAGTACGGCTACATCAGCGTACCGGAGCTCGAGAGCCTGACCATGATGGCTGGCGCCCTGCCAATGATTGAGGTCGACCTTTACTTTGACGGCACCCTTGCTGACGGCAAGAAGGCGCTGGGAATGGCAGCCTAGAAGGAGGATATATGCCTGAACTAAAAAACCTGAAGCCCGATATGTCTGAGTACGTGCAGGTTTACAACCACTTCAGCTCGGTCCACGCCAGCATCGAGCTGTACCGGCTCGACTGGGGGCTCTACGACATGGACGGCTCGGAAGGCGTCGCTGCCGAAATGAATAAGTCGGTCGAGAACGAGCTGGTCCGGCGCTCCCATTGGAAGGATAAAATCAAAGCCATCATGCACAGCTTCAAAGAATACGAAGCCTACGGCTCGACCGACACCGCGGTGCGAGAGGTGCTGTACGCCGTACTGGTCTCAGCAGGAATGCCGAACGGCATCTGGGACGGCGGACCGATTAACTGGTAGTATCCAGATTCTCCTAGGGCGGGCGATTAGTCCGTGCCGACAGCCCTCGTCGGTCCCGCCCTAGGCGTCCTTTATCACCTCAATAACCAACCTCTCATCACCAGCCTTGCAGCGCTTTTGCTCAAGGCTTTTCTGCGTAATGACCTCGGTGGTATCGTCCGGCAGGATGTCGAGCTTCACCAGCGCATCCACCACGGGCTTGTAGCCGCCCTGCCAGTTGTCCTCATCCTTGATGGGTCCACCAGAGAAGTACGATGTGAAGCGCAGCTGCGCCTTGGTGAACGCCAGCGCTGGGGTGCCCCTCACTCCAGCCTGCTGCTTCGCCACCCACACCTCCTGCAACCACATCTTGTCGTAGCGCCGGCGCGACCGCCAGTGCATCCGGAGATATGAGTTAAGGCTCTTGGGGGGCTTGGTAGGGACGACGAGTTTCAAACTTACGGTCATAGCCTGCTCTCTCAAATACATCGTAACCGAGCAGGTGACTGACCCACTCGAGCAAAATAGTCTGGCGGTAAAACTCTGCCTCCCAGCCACGAGGACCCGCCTTCATTGTGTCGAGACCCCAGTCGCCCTGATGCAGCTCTTTCGACAGGGGAATCACGAGCCAGTCGTTCTGCTTTCGCGCAAGCGCGGGCTGCCACTCGTAGCCCAGCTCGTCGATAATGGAGCCGCCGTGACAGTGGGCGATGGTAGCAGGCTGCTCTGTGAGCAGGCACTGCAACCCCGCCACCCTGTCCCAGTGCTTCTTAGTCTCGGCGCTAGGCATCGGTGCCGAGCCACCCCATGTAGGGCACTTTGAACAGCTGCTGGAATTGACCCCAGAAAAACTCGTTCACATCGAACTGCTTAAACGAATCCATCTGCAGTGTCGTTATTACGAGCTCGTGCGCGTCCGCATAGGTTGAGAACGGTCCGTACTCGCGGTACCTGCTGGCGTGGTTCAACCACATAAGGAAGTCGTCCTCGCGCAACATTCGAGCCGCATTCTGACTCTTCGGTCCGCCCTTGAGGGGCTTGCCGGACGCCTCTGCGACCTCCTGCGCCACGCCACGCTCCATGCCGGCGTAGGCTCTGGCTTCCGCCTCTCTCAGGTGGCGCTGGTTAATGATGCGCTCATCATCGCCCACCTCGAGCAGGATGACGTAGAAGCGGTCGCCCCGCTCCTCTGCCTCTCCTTGGTCTTTGGTGCGCTGCTGCTTCCACCACATAACGTCGCTGCCGGCAAAGTGCAGCGCGATGTGCGTGCCTTTTTGCTCCGACCAGCCACGCCCCCAGAACTGCGTCTCAAAGCGCTTGGTGTCCACCTTGTCGCCGGAGACGACAATCTGGTACCGATGCCCTGCCTTACCCTTCCGGCGCGTCATAACGCCGTCAAACGCCTTCAGGTGCTCTCTGCTGGGCAGGGTGAGCTGCACCTTAAAGCCGTGGGCGCTGGTCTCTATCCATGCCCGATACTCGACATAGCTCTCGTAGGCGGTGAAGTCGTTGACGTACTCCGCGTCCTGCTCATTTATTTCTTTTGCTAAGTCCATCCCATTCCTTCCCCACGCTGGTTCCCTCTACATATTTAACAACCGCCGCCGGCATCCTCCCATCCAGCCGCGCTTCCTTTTTCAGGTGGACCTCCCAGTCCAGCATCGACTGCTCCAGCGCCTTAATCATGGAGCTGCGCTGATGCGCGTTCAGGCTGTCGATAGCAATGGTTGCGTTGTCATTGCCCATGCTGGCTGCCTTCTCGGACATATCCGCCAGCAGAATTTCGGCGCTGGGCAGCAGGTCCTTGTACGACATCGGTCGGGTGACGGCTACGAAGACAGTGACGTCGTCTCCAAACTGCTCCCGACCAGCGAGCAGCGCCTCCTGTGGTGTGCGAAACAGACCGACGAACGAGTCAGCCTGACGGTGTGAATACTGATACATTAGGTTCTCCTTGTTAGACCCACGCATTCTAGCTGTTGGACCTTTCACTTGCAAACATCCAGCCTTTCGACTATACTGGTCGAAATTTAAGGAGGAACCAATGGAACACCCTGTTATCACGGCGGTCAACACGCCGTCCCTACGTTCGAGCTTCACCGCCAACCGAACCCTGCCTGACATGAAGTTCAAGGCGGAGCTTCAGTTTCTCGGGCAGATGCTCGGGAAGAACGAAAAACTCGCCAACTGCACAGAGCAGTCCTTGAAGAACGCTATGCTGGACGTTGCGTTTTCGGGGCTTTCGCTGCGTCCGTCCTTGGGCTACGCCTATCTGGTGCCATACAAGAACGGCAGCACCTTCGAGGCTCAGTTTCAGGCAGGCTACCGAGGTCTGCTTCACATGGTCTATAAAGCCGGTACCGTGGCTCTGGTCCAGACCGGCTACGTCGTCCCCAAGGACCCCACGTTTCGGGTCTGGACCGACATTGAGGGCAAGCATATCCTGCATGAAGAAGCCCGCAACCCTGACGACAGGGACGTCACAAAGCTGACGCACGCATACTGCGTTGCCAAGTTCACCAACGGCTCGACCTACACAGAGATAATGACCGCCAAGCAGGTCAACGCCTGCGAGCAGGCTGCCAAGAGGAAGGGGGGTGGCTACGTCTGGAATGGACCGTGGCGCTCAGAGATGGTGGCGAAGTCCGTTATCCGCCGCGCATGGAAGAAGTTCCCCATGGACCCCGAGGGGCTGATGGCTCACGCCATGGAAGTGGCAAACCGCTTCGACCCCGTCAGCTTTGATGACGAGCCGGCGGACTCACCTCCGCCAGAGTACGTGGTTATCAGTGAAGAGCAGGAGCTCGCGCTGCACGCCTCCCTGACGGAGGGTGGGCTGAGCGGCTCAGAAGCCACAGAATGGCTCCAGAAGTACGCCGAGGCTCGCGGGTACGCCAGCATTAAGCAGCTGCCGGCAGACGCTGTAGAGGGCGCTCAGGGCTCGCTGATGACTCGTCTAGGCGAGGTAAAGGAGCGCAAAAATGCTGCAGCCTCGTGAGGGGCGAATCACCGGCTCTCGTATAGGGGTTATTGCAAAGGGCGGCTACAAGGCATGGAACACTCTGAGCCGAGAGCTGCATGAAGCCAAGCCCATCCCATACGACCGTGCGGTCAATACGCCGATACCCAGTCTGGCGCATGGGGCGAAGTACGAGCCCCAATGCGTAGGGCAATTCTGGGAGCGCCACTCCGAGTACGTCACACTGCCCAGCGAGATGCTGCGGTGGCACGACGCCAAGGCGCTGGTGTTTCACCACTACACCGGCGTGTCGCCCGACGCCATCCTCGGGCAGAACGGCAGGATGGTCTCGGCGCTGGAGGTCAAGTGCCCCTACGTCGAAGAGAAGTTTGTTGGGTGGCTAGAGCGGGGCGAGCTGCCCGAAGAGCACAAGCCACAGGTGATGTGGTCAATGATAGTCCCCGACCTCGAGAACTGCTGGTTCGCCAGCTGGGACCCGAGGCAGCCCGAGGGAAAGAATTACTTCGATGTTCTGGTCGAGCGTGACCGGACCTACGAAGCCGAACTGATGGACAAGGTGAACCGCTTTCTGGAGGTCCACCTTGCCGGAGGAGAATTTAAGCCAGTGCGCAAAAGCGCCAAAGAACTAAGGAATTTACTATGAGTGCACCCGCAACAATCTACACCGAAATCACCCAGAGCAAGAACGCTGTAGCCATTCTTGCCGAAGTAAAGGAGCTGCTGTCTCAGGTCGAGAAGCTCGGCACCATTGAGACCGAAGAACAGGCTGCTGCCGTCGGAGAGTTCCGCCAGCAGATTTCAGTCCGGAAGCGCGAGCTGGACAACGAGCGCAAGGAGATGGTTGCCCCCGCCCTTCAGATTCAGCGCAGCCTGAACGACAAGTTCAAGGAGCCGCTAGCCGAGCTGGACCGCATCAAGGGCTCATGCGACAAGCTGCTTCTGGAATGGACCCGCGAGCAGGAGCGCATCGCTCGTGAAGCCGAGCAGGCTCGCCTGAAGAAAGAGCAGGAAGAGCGCGAGGCTGAAGAAGCCCGTATCGAAGCTGAACGTCTGGCGCAGCTGGCGGAGACTGAAGACGAGGTGCTCGAGGCTCAGGCTGCGGTTGAAGAGTCAATCGAGCGGACCGACTCGGTCCGCCAGCAGGTGGTGCCGAAGGCTCCCGAGAAGACTGGTCAGGTTACCGGCACGCAAGGCGCCAAAGTCTCCAAGGTCGACAACTGGAAGTACCGCATCGTCGATATCAACGCGGTGCCGGAGGAGTTCCTGCGCCCGCCCGAAGAGCGCGTGAACAAGCTGGCTCTGAACAAGGTGGCGAAGAGCCAGAAGGGAGAGGCGGAGGTTGCCGGCATCGAGTTTTACAACGAGCCACACATCTCCTCACGTTGACAGTCCAGCCATTGGATGTTATAATCAGCCCATGAACAAAGCACTCTTACTTATCGTGATGGTCGTCTTGGTCCTGTTTACCAAGTTCGCCCTCGGTGATGACGTCAACCGGATGCGGCTCACCATGAACGTAGCCGGTCTGGCGAAGCATGAGGCAGCGCTCAGCTATGAGATGCCGCCCAGTATGCCGGCGAGCCTGTACCACGGTGCGGCAGAGTGCCTGCCCAAAATGAAGGTCTACCTAAATCCGGACACGGACAAGGAGTTCCTTCACAGCGAGGTCATCCCTCACGAGGTAGCACACCTCGTGATATGCGCTAAATACGGGCACATAGGTGAGGACCCCCATGGGCGCGAATACCGGAAGGTCCTCAAGAAGTTACTCAACGACCTGAAGAGCCATTAAGGAGGTGCTATGAGCGGTCAATTAGAAGAAATCTCGAGAGAGAAGGCAAAGGAGCTGAGGGATATCGGCTTCGGGCATTTGGTCGAAAAAAAGACCGAGGTCCGGTTTTACGTCCGAACAGCCAACGGCAACGCCATGGTTAAGAAAGGCGCCACCACCGGTGTCAAACGACCGAAGGCGGAGTTCCTGAACATCTCCCGCACCCAGCGGAAGAAGTACACCGAAGGAAGCGAAACGAACGCGCTGGTGTTCGAGGCGGTGCGGGAAGCCATGCGGACCCCTGAGCGCGTCGACTTCATCAACAAGGCGAAGCTGCGTAAGAGCGTTATGAAGACCCTTGGCTACAAATACAGCAAGGTCAACAAAGCGCTGCGCGAGCTGGTAGAACAGGGATACCTGAAGCAGACCAGCGCCACCGAGCAGCTCAGCTTTGGGGAGGGCTCGTAAATGAACTGGGTCCTTCGTCTACTGATGAAGCCCACCTACGAGGTCCGGCTGGTAGCCATGCGCTCCGGTCGGAACCTTGTTGGCGAGCGCATCTACCAAGGCTCGTGCTATAAAACAGCACGAAAGAAAAAAGCGGCAGCCGTCCTGAAGTACAGCATGGCGCCAGAGCACTATCAGGTCGTCCTGAAGGCGGTCGTCGACATCGAGAGTATTCCTGTCGGCGGGTGTAGCATTGTCAACGTCGACCCAGCTAGCGGAGAGAGCACCAATGCACAAACCGAACCTCAAGAACAACCGGACCCTGAAGAAGGGCGTGGCAGCGCTGAAGAGCCTGCTGACCACAAATGCGACGCCTCCGGTCCGCTCGTCTACCACGACGGCAAGTACGTCCCAACCTGCTCCATCTGCGGAGCACCCTCCGAGGTCGCAGAGGTCGGTGCAGAGCCGGAAGGGGAATCGTCGTGAGCCAACGCAACACCTCGCCCTCGGCTGGCTGCTCTACGAGTTCAGCATCGACAAAAGCCCGAATGATTTTGCGCGTCCCTCCGGCGGGACCCGAGCCGGATGTACTCATTACGGCGCCGCACAGCGCCGGCGTGCGAGTCGACGCAAAATCGTTCGTAGATAACCTCTCCTCCTGTGAAACCAGAGCCATCAAGCGGCTCGCCCTGTGTGAGCTCAGCCCCGCCCAGCAGAAGACGCTGCGGCGGATGTTTCACGGCTCCCGCCTCGTAGAGGTGCGAGGCATTCATCAGGAGGGCTCCTCGCGCTTCTGGCTGGTCCACGACGACCCCGATGCAGAAGACTCCGAGAGAATGGAGTCGACCCGTAGAGGGACGCTCAGGGTGCTCCTCGACAACGGCTTCGCCCAAAACTACACCGAGCTGTTCCCGTTCAGGGTCTACGTCATCACCGACATCGGGCGGGTGGCAGCGGAGGCTCTAACCCACCACGACGAACAAGGGGGGCTTGCCGATGAATGAATGCCCCAAGGGGTTCAGCAGGGGTAATTGCCCCGACTGCACTTGTGTTGATGGAGAACTACACCCGATGAGTGAGATAACGACAACACTGAACGCCATACGCAAACACTCACCCTGCAAAGATGGCTGGGAGAGACTACTGACGCACTTGGGTAAAACGAAAGCGGATGATGAACCGCTGCCATTAACT